GGAAGAGTTCCCCCAGGCCTCGACGGAAGAGTTCTCCCAGGCCTCGACGGAAGAGTTCCCCCTGGCCTCGACGGAAGAGTTCTCCCTGGCCACGACGGAAGCCTTTACATCAGCCGCCGTCCGGATCACCCAGCGCCCCTTCGTCAGCGAAAAACGGAAACTGGCATGAAAATCTAGCCAGCCGTCATCCAAGGCGAGCGCTGCATCAAGTTCAGCCTGCGTTTTGATAATCTTCCAAGACATATTGATGGGTTCCTCTAAATTAGATTCTGGTGATTGGGATGGGCTCAGCGCCTCAAGGCGACCTGTTCCTGATGGTCGAGGGTCAAAAGGTGATCAGCTTCCATCGCTCTTGGGACGGAGTAGGTGACGATCACTGCTGCGATAGCGACGATCCAGATTAGGGAGATGATCGACCAGAACTGGCGATCACGCTTCTGTTGGGCCTTCCGGGCTCTATCGTTGATGTCGGCCAATCGGGCTTGAATGTCGGTCATGACCGGCCCTCCGCCTTGGCGATGGCTGCCGCAGCTACTTCCCATGCGCCGCGAACGATTGCCATTTCGCCGTCCGACATCTTCACCCAGATATGTTCGTAAACGTCTGAAAGGTGCTGCAACGCATCCAAAAGCTCAGGAGCGGCGGCGATCAGATGGGCATTCGCTTCCATATCTTCGACAGTATGGCGTCCATGGTAGGTCTTCAGATCTGCGACTACCCATCCTTCTTTTGTCCCATCGATGATAAATCGTATCGGCCCTACGCTGTTGAGCCGCCACGGTCCTAGTGTGTGCTTTGCCTCAGACATGGCGCATCTCCGGAACCGCAGCGACATCCACAGAATACGACCGCCGCGCCTTAGCCAGCTTCCGTTCCCGCATATCGTGGTGCTGGTGACGGATATCGTCCTTTATAAGTTTGAAGCCTAGGACGGTTATCTGCGCATCCATCAGGAACCATGTTCCTTCGATTGGAGCGAGGTATTGGATTTGGGTGTCGCGGGTGGTCATGGCCGTTTACTCTCCAAGAAGCCAAGCGTCATCGGTGGGCTCGCCCATGGCCAGGGCCAAAGAAGCCTCGATAGCGCGATCTGCAAATGAGGGTTCGTAGTCAGGCCCATCGACACGACCGACACAGCGGAAAATGCCGCAGCCCTGAATTGCCGGATGGGCATCCTTGATGTGGTGGCGAACAGCTCCCTCGCTTTCGAAGCCAGTTTTGCACTGACCGCACATCCAAGGTGCTGCTTTATGGCTGCGCTTTCCCATCACGCACCGCCTTTACGGGCGGCGATCATGGCGTCAGCAATCGCATAAGACTGCGATGCCGTGACAGCCAACGCCTGAGCATAGGTGACATCATCGCGACCAACGGTGACATGTTCATTGATCATGATGAACTGTGGCAATGCCTGACCTGCGAACCAGTCGCGCAGGCTCATGCCATCTTCTGGATGGCAGTCTATGCCAGAAGGACCAGAAGAGTCATAAAATCCGGGCCGAGCGAAAGCGGGTCCGCCATCATCGATCGTCTTGCCATCTGCCATGATCGTTCGTCCTCTGTCAGAGCATCCGTTTCGGGGGTGGGTTAGGCGGCCAGCGACTGGTTGAGTGGCCTTAGATCAGGGATACCGAGGTCAATGTCGGGATTGCAGCGCCGTGACGTGGAATTACCGTCTTCATCCCAATTATCGGTCGGGCGATCATCGCGAAGACGGATGACGAAATCAGAGAATTTAGCGTATCGCGCCAAGATCGGCACCACGTTTGGAACTATCTCGTTCCATAGGAAAGCCTCGTAACGTTCAATGCGAACCTCGTGCTTGCCAATGTGAATTTCTTTCACGCCAGAAACTCGTTGTAGCCGCTTGCGAAATGCGATGAAGCGCTTCGAAAGCTCCTCATCCGAGGGCGGAGAATAGACCCACTGGTAGTCGCAAAGCCGGGCTGTCGTGCCCAGCGTCACCATGTCTTCATTGCCATGCAGGATAATTACGATACGATTTTCCATTTCCCATTCCTCCAAGCGCTGTAGCGCGTTGATCCGCTGCGGCTGTCAGCTCTCTGTTGCGAAAACGTCGACGCCGCTGGAAAGTCCGTGAGACGTCATGACGGCAGACGGGGCGTAACCTCCGTTTGCAATTCGAAGCCAAGCTTCGTAGCTAGCCGTATGGCCCGCGAAGGAGCTTGCTCCGGTATCAGCAAGCCATCGTGCCAATTCTTCTGGGGTGGAGAACGCCGGGGAGATGGGAGTACCTTCAGATGTGCTTTCGTACATCATGAAGTGAGTGCGCTGCTCTTCCGGCCATGAAGGCATGTAGTCGGATTTCTTGGGAGCATCGCCGTAATAGTCGATTGCCTCTTCCAAGCCTTCCGCATTGGCCTTCTGTAGCCAATCCGCCGCAGCCTGCTCATAGCCACCGTTATGCATCGGAATAAACCGACCAACGGCCGTAGGAAATGGAGCATTCCACTCTGCGTAGCGCGGATGATCCCAATTTTCCGGAACTTTTCTAACTTCTCTACCCATCGCCGTTTCCTCAACTACGATCACTTTCCAAATCCCGCAGGTGAGTGCGGGATGCGGAACACGATCAGGCTCGATGCGAACGCCAGCCCTTGGTTGCATGGAGCGAAAACTCGCGGCCACCTTCGACGAACTTGGTGATGATCCTGGCGAAGGCGGTTCCCTTCTTGACCTTTCGGCTGCTGAGGCGGGAACGAGAACTAGCGACAGAAGCTGCCACTCCACGACCCTCGTACACTCCTGCCTTTTCGCGAGCTGTCTGTCGCTCAAGCAAGGACTGACGCGCTTTATCGCGAGCCTGCTGTTTTGCGATCTTCGCGCCGTGCTTAACCTCAGCCCGGAATTCTGCGCGTTCGACTTGTCTAGATTTCATCTTCGTTCCCTCAGTTTTGAATTGTCGTGAAAGATCAGGCCCGAAGGCTGGCGAAAACCGGATCAGGCGACATCCTGTTGCTGTTCGACCAGCACCCGCTCCATGAGCGTCGCCAACGTCTCGAGATTATCCTGGCAAGAGGCGAGACGGTTCCGACGATCAGGGGAGTTGACCGGCATCGAAATCGCTTCGATCAGTTTCCGGTTCAGTCGATGGGTTGCATCGATCGCATGTTCAATCTGGAACGTGTTCATCATTGGAAATACCTCTGGAAGGTTTCGACAGAGGCATTGAAGCGCCGCGCCGTTAGAATGGCGCAGTCCAGTTCAGCCTCTTCGATGTCGGTGTATTCAAGGGCGTCATCGCGGTACGGAGTCAGATCCGAACCGTCGAAGTAGTCAGTCTCACCATTTGGAAACAGGACGGCCACGTAGTGGAGCGTCTTCATGCGAGGACGGCGGAAGAGTTCTTCCTTTCCGATCGTCGATGCTGAGAACATGTCCATCTTCGTTGTCCCTCATCTTGCGCATCCGCTTCTTCTTGCCGTTGGACTGAGAAGGCGTTGCGCTGTGTTGATGAGGACATTGATATACGTAGAAAACGTAAAGTGCAACAAAAATCGTACGCATAGAACGTAAAAATGTTGCGTAAGGCGCGTAACGCGAATAAAAGAAAAGCGCCGGCGGGATGATCCGACCGGCGCTCAGAGCAGAAAAAGCAGAATTCGTGATAGAATATTCCTAACACATCACAATAATTGATGGAATAGGAAAAGCTGCTCTGAGGCGCTGAAAAACGCAAAATCTTGGGTCTGATCGGAGGTTCCCGCCAAGATGATGTATTTGGAGGGGCAAGGGCAGCGGTTTTTTCAGGGCATTGTCCCGCGCCGCCGATCAATCCGGCAAATCAATCCCAACGCGGTATCGGTGCCAGGCTCACCGAGCGAAGTCAGACGGGGTTGATGGCCCGCCGGAAACACAGCTTTGCAAGCTGCCGGATAACAGCAGAACCAAATGTGGAGACCGTCGAGAGACGAACTTTCTTGTTGGCGAGTTCCGATTGCACCGCTTGACCAGCGGGAGGATGCCAAATCACAGCCCGGTAGGGTCCGGGAAAACAAAACTATCTGCTGGTGATATCGACTTCATGGATGCTTGGCTGGGCCACCAGCAAGAAAGGATGCGTCTCCACAGGACCATCCTAATGCCTAGGTTATCTCTTTTGTTACCTAAGACAAAACCTCTTCCACGCGCACTGACCCACCAACAAGAACTTCCAATTGATCAATAGGCGTCTCGGTCCAATAAGCTCGCACCCGTTGTTCGGCGGCGGTGTAATTTAGTCCATTGCCAAAACCGTAAAATGCCCAACTAGTTACATGCATCGAGCAAGACGGATCGACTGGACAAACCTTGTAGATTATATTTGCTCGCGCGTTGGCTTCCCAATATTTCTTGGCCTCATCCAATGTCGGGCAACAGAAAACGCAATTAAGGCGAGATGGCGCGCTTGGGTTGCACGCGAGACGCATTGCCTCATACGCCATCTCAAAGACGATCTTCGACGTGCCATCGGTCTGACCAGTTTGATACATCGACCGAATTAGTCTTCCCCAGTTACCAACTTCAATAACGCTTCCAATTCCAAGGCGAAGAGGTGCGCAATGATAAAGAGGGGAGATCTTCATTACATCCTCGTAAACCGGCCAACCACTCGACCGACGATCACATGCCCGTCGTCAATTGTGATGTGATAGGGTGTGTAGATCGGATTTCTGCTCGCCAAGCGAATAGTTGGAGGATCAGAGCCGTGAACCGGTTCGCAAAGCTTCACGACGAAACCAGTCCCGTCATAGACCAAGAAAGGTCCAGGTGGGCTCGGTCGCGTATCCCTAGCATCGACTATCACGCGGTCTCCGGGGAACACTGAACCTGGAGCATTCGGATTTGATGGATCGTATCCGGAATCGCCAGTGATTTCGATCATCACCGCCTTCGTCGCTTCGAGACGAAGTTCGCCGCGAAGGAAGGACGTTGGGATTTGCCAATGATCCTTGACCACTTCCGCCGAAATCTGATTGCCATAATCATCGGTCACGTTGATTAGGTCAAAGACTCCGCCACCTCCAGCACCGGCTCTAGCATCTAGCTCGCGCACTTCATCAGTGTTCTTCGGAACTACCCTCGGCGCAGTTCGTGCATCACCATCAAAGTCCATCGAATCAGGATCGGTGACCTCTGGCCGTGCCAGTGCCCAAATCTCAGATGCTGATATCGGAGGCTCGCCTCTACCAACGAGCGCTTTGACCATTTTCAGGACAAGCTCCGGGGCAAGGAATTCCTTCTTATAGAGAACCGGATCCTCGTAGCGCTGGATACTTGAGGCGCGGGAATATCCCATCGCTCGCGCCAGATCGTCCATCGACATTTCGGCTCGCTCGCGCAGAGCGCGGAATTTGGCAGTTACGGAATCAGCTTCTGCGTTCATGACGTAGAATTACGCAAAAGGCGTTTACGTTTTCCACGTTGACATATTTACGCGATGTGCGTATGAATACGTAACAACAACGATGGACGCGTAAAGTGACACCGATCAGCCCAGCCGAAAACATCATCATGAACAAGCTTGGAGGTCTGACAAAGACTGCAAAGCTTCTCTCGACCGATGAGAAGGTCTTCCCGGTCTCGACCGTCCAAGGATGGAAGGACCGCGGCAAGATTCCGCAGGGGTATTGGATGCCCATCATCGAGGCGGCCCGCAGCGAGCTATCCGTCGAACTCGACGTGCAAATGTTTTTGCAATCGGAACCGGTGGTATGATCAACGTCTCCGGTTTCCCTCTTTGCGCCAAACGCCTTCAGTTCCAGAGGGCAAAGCTGAACGACGACGGCATGACCCACTACTGGGCTGCGGTCGCCGTCGCTACCGATCTTGATGACGAGAAGCTGACAAAATTCGGCGGCTTCGACTTCAACGACATGTCCGAGGACAACGGACAAAAGCTGCTTGGTCGACTGGAGCTGTTCATCAAGGCTGGGTTGGCCAACAGGAAGGCCAAGAGTGGCGCTGGAGACATGACGGCGGCTGAGACGAGCATTCGTGCCTTTCTCGGATCGAATGGCGTCAAGGTATCCAAGCTGAATGGCATTGAGGATTACTGGCGAGCCGCCCGCATCTTGTGGGGCGATCTGGTTCAGGAGAGCCCTAAGGTTCGCGACGTTTACACGCTCGTTTTTCAACTGAACCGAATCCCGAAAAAGCAGCGGCCAAAGACGGCCCGCGCGAACGTTTCAAAACTCCCGCAAGAGTGGAGGGCGAAGCCGTGACCGACCTGACCATTCATGCGTACCAACGCGCCTACGAGGCCTACCACAACAAACCAGCCCCAAAGATCACCCGAGGCTCTGGTGGAGGGTACGTCATCCATGGGGATGCGGAACCGAGTCCATCCAGAACAGTCGGGCAGATGCGGGTTCTCACGAACGCGATGAACCGTTGGGCTAGGGAAGTGGTGAAGGCATGATGACCGATTCCATCAAAGACAATATTCCGTCCGATATTCGCGAAGCTGCGGCAAACGCGTTGAATATCGCGGAAGACATGACTGGTTCGCTCTTTTGTGAACGCGTCGATGTCATTGCGAGGGCGATTCTCTCCGAGCGTGAACGCGACGGGTGGCGGCCAATGGAGACGGCTCCGAAGAGCACCAGAACCGAGATCCTCATCGCGACGAAATATGGCATCAGAATCGCTTGGTGGGGAGCGGCGAAATACAATCGCAAGACCAAGGATTACGATCTCGGGTGGACGAGCGGAATGTCTTATGGATTTGAGCCCACAGGCTGGATGCCGCTTCCCATCATTCCCAAAGCCGAATCCTCTCCTCCTGTAACGCTGGAGAGCGAGAAGGATACGGCCCAGCGCGGGGCAGATGTTTCTAAGGTCATCTGCCCCGCATTGATCGACGATGTCGGAGGGGAATAGGTCATGACGATAGTTACCGCAAATCGCCAAGCTTCCTTTGACGAGATTGTCGCTGAAATGGATCGTCGCGGTTCTGTGATCGAAACGCTTGAAGCGGAACGTGACGAACTGCAGGCCGAGGTAGATCTTCTCCGTAAGATGCAAAAGGCCGCTGGCGAAACCAGCATGCTTTACGAGATTCGTCGGGAGCTTGGCTGGAACGACAAGACAAGTCTTTCGATCATGCCCAACGGCGTGCGACAGCTCCGTCACGACGCGCTTCGTTATCAGTATCTCCGTGATCATTGTTCGTCCTTTTATCCGATGACGCATGAGCAACCGGCAGAATGGTCCATCGGCTGGGAATTCCAGCAGGTTAAGCCGCACGAGGCATGGGGATCGTTCGATAAGTGGATTGATGCCGATATCGAAGCTCATCGCCAGAAACAGGCAACGCTTGATGCGGAGGATTCTCAATGACCTCCGCCATATGCGCAGCACGTCAGATCCAGCGCCAGCAAGTGAACCCACCCGTCGGTGACGATTGGCTTGAGGACTTCCGCCGGCTATTTGCCGAAGAGTTTCCAGAACCCCAATGCGAAGCACAAAAAGCCGTCGAGGGCACCAGCCATCAACGGGTCGAGACCAATAGGTTTTCGGGGGAGGCGTCATGATGATTATGGTCATCAACTTCATGCTAGCGGTCCTGATGTTCTTCTTATGGTTGTTGCTCAGCAATGACGCCTGTCTTTTCATGTCTGGGTTCAACCTAGCGGTCGCGCTGTCACTTGTTGAAGCGAGGTGGTGAATATGATCACCCTCGGCCAATTCATCCTCTTCACCTTCATCACCATTGGCTTCACGGTCTGCACGACTTTCGCGATTGCACCGTGTGTTCTGTCGGGTCGCATCTCTCAGCAAGAGTGCCGCCGCAATGACTGATTTCCTCAATGGCTTTCTTCCAATAGGCACCGTCGGCGCTGTCTGCTGTTTCATCATGTTTGTCTGGACTGTCGTCCGAAAGAACCGACCCGACGAAACCGACAATGCCGGTGCTGTCGAAGGTGATGCTCGCAATCCTCATCGGGATGATTCGAAATGAGCCTACTATATCGCCTGCCCATGACTGCCCTCGGCCTTTCCCGTGCCGGTCACGATACATTGGCCATCTCGAAAATTCTCGGAATCACCGAAGCAAGAGCGCTTGAGCAAGTATCCAGCGAGCGCAGCGCAATGCTTCGTCTTCGTGATCCATACATATCTCACCGTTTTCCAGGCGGTGATCCTCATTACCAGTCGCGGGCAGAAGCGGGCGGCTGAGTTCTTTCCAAACCACTCTGTCGCGACAACGGATTAGTCGCACAGGGAAAATCGAAAATGTCCGAAAAACAGTTGGGAAAATCCGAAATGTCTAGCGTCGATTTCGCAGCGCAAGCTCTTCAACGGTACGTCGCACCCAAGGCTGACGGCCATAATGTGAAAGATCGCATCCGCTTGGCGGCACGTCGGATGAACTGGTCCTTCTCCCGCACCAAAGACGTTTGGTACGCCGCCCCGCGCGTATCGATCGATGCAGACGAATTGCGGGCAATCGAGGAAGCATCAGGAGTCAAATATGGCCGCATCGAAGTCCGAACCATCGATGAACTCATCGCAAAAGCAGACGCTCTCCTGGATGGCCCGGAGGCGGATTTCTATCGCCCGCTGGTTGATGGGTTCCGCGCGTTCATTCGCGCTCTGGATCGCACCTGAGCTGAAATAGGGCGCCTCGCGCAGGCGCCTTTTTCTTTGTTCTAAACCTTCGGATTTTTCCGACCACTTTTCCGAAAGAAGGTGAAGCATGATGGCACTAGCCGGTGATAACAGCAGCAAAGCAGAAAATGATTTCAGACTCCTTGTGGCTTATTACCACCGGAAGGATTTGGCATCGCATTTTGAGGCGAAGCGTATCGCCGGCGACAAGAAGGCAAACCGCAAGAATGCCAATGCTCATGGCATCTCATCGGCCAAGCTCGATCACTACCTGAAAAGCGTCATCGCCGACGACAAGCAAAAGGTGGTCGATAAGCTCTACAGCGAGCGCCAGAACCTTGAGTGGATGGGCCTTATTCCCAAGACCACAGGCGGCGATCTTCTTTCCCAAGGTGAGCGCGTTACCGGCGAACCACTTATTCGCGCCTCGGGCTTTCAGGCCGGCCTTCTCGGCAATGATCGCGTCTCTGGCCATATGGCCGGTACCGATGAAGATCACTGGTGGCTCACATCGTATGACGAGGGCCGAAAGGAATACGAGACGAAGATTCCCGATCTTCTCGCCCGTATCGAGGCGAACGAGGACAAGGAAGCGCCACCGGCAGACGACGACGAAGATTGACCGCTCCCCCAGGCGGCTCGCTCTCCTCCCAAGGCTTGAGCCGCCCAACTAGCCGCGCGAATGCGGCATTTCTCTTCCCGAGGGCATCATGAGCTTGAACATTCGAATCCAGGCGAAAGCCGAGGAAATATTAGAGAGCGAAGCCGCCTTCTATGGCGTGAATGCAACAGCTCTCGGCAAGGCAATCATTGACAAGATCGTATCTGGTGGTCTGACGCGAGATGTTCTCCAAGGCGTAGATGTCGCGAGCTATCAAACACGTCGTCGCGGCCGCCCGATCCGGAGGGCCGCACAATGACCATCAATTATTCCAATTGGACTGTCGAGGCCAAGGAAAGGGCCAGCAAACTTTGGGCTGACGGCTTATCTGTAGCCCAGATCGCAGCTCGCCTTAATGTCCAACTCGGCTCCATTTCCGGCTTGATGACACGCAATCGCAATATGTTTCCGAAGCGTGGTGGAGCTGGAAAATCTGCTTATGTGCAGATTAATGCTCCCACGCTCAACGGGAAATCCACTTGGACTGAAGAGCAACTGCAGACCGCGATTGATCTTTGGAACCGGAACCTCACGACTGAAGAAATCGGCGCGACGATCGGGAAATCCTCCAATGCCGTTCAGAAGAAGGCACATGCCAACCGAGACATGTTCCCGTGCAGGGACCTCAGGGGCACAGGAAACAGAGGCATCGTTGATCGAGTAGGGCTGCAGCGGGCTAAGCGCGAACGTCATGCGCAGGGCTTGCCGGCAGAACCTCCTCCGTTGCCTCATCACGGCTATAATACCGCTGTGTTCGCTTTGCCTGGCGCCAGTCCCGTCCGCTTGCTTGATCTGACGGAAAAGCACTGCAGATGGCCCATTACCTGCGATGAAAGCCCGAAGGGCGCTAATACTCCCTTCTGCGGTGCTAATCGCACCCACGGCTCATATTGTGCCGCTCACGCCATGATTGCTCGTGGCCGCGGCACCACGTCCGAACGCAACGCTCTCAATGGGATCGGAGGGCGGAAATGATTGTGATGGGGCTAGACCTTGCGACACGATCAGGCTGGAGTGTCAGAAACAGCGAGAAGCACCGTTCTTCAATCGTCTGCGGGACATTCTCCGTCGCTGAAAACAACCACGGCGACAAGCTGCTTTGGGAATCGAAATACCCTGTAGCCGCCAATCTCTTCTATCGGCTGGTGAAGGAATACCAGCCGGATTTTGTCGCCATAGAGCGACCCGAGCATGGCGTTCGCCAGTTCAAAAAGAAGGGCAAAGCAGATCTAACCGGCAATGAGGAGATGGTTTCGACCATCAATCCCGCTGCCCTCCAACTTACGGGCATCTTTGGGGCGGTCGCTGGCATCTGCCAGATCAAGAATATTCCGTTCGGGACCATAGCCGCTGTCTCATGGCGTCCAGTCTACTTTGGCAAAGGGGTAAAGCCAGCTCCTGGCAAGGATTGGAAGGACTTGGCCATAGAGTATGCCCAGCGAGAGAACATCGCCCTTCCTCCCACCAAGGCCGAACAGCGCGACGCAGCCGAGGCCATCGGCATTTGCACCTGCTGGCACAATTGCGCCATCCCCGAACTCCGATGGATGCAACAAAGGTTCATGGAACTCCGCAGCGGGGCATTCGAACGGAAGAGGAGCGCTGCGTAATGGGGAAGAGGAGCCAATTCGAACGCCGTAAGAACGACGCCTATCACACGCCGGCCTCGGTCGGTCGCAGCAACCGGGGCTCTGGGAAGGGCATCACTTTTATTAATGAGGTGATCCTAACAGACGCCAAAGAGTGCATTGAGTGGCCGTATTACCGTATGGATAACGGGTATGGCCAAGTCGGATTGCACGATGGGATGCATCTCGCCCATAGGGTCGTATGTGAAAAGGCGCACGGCGTTCCGTCATTCCCTGATGCTCAAGCCGCTCACCGATGTGGCAACAATAGCTGCGTCAACCCAAATCATGTCCGGTGGGCAACGCAGGCCGAGAACGAAGAAGACAAAAGGGCGCATGGGACTTGGGAAATGCGGATGGGCGGAGCGAAGCTATCCGTCGAGATCGTCCTGGATATCAGATCGGACGCAGCGGGCGGCGCTTCATACGAGGCGCTTTCTAGTCGCTACAACACGCCAGCGTCGACCATCAAAAAAGTAGTGAGAAGGCACACGTGGAAACATGTCTAAGCGAGCTAATCACTTTGTCCGCCGTAAAAATGACTTTTACCGTACTCCGGAAAGCGCGGTAATGCCGCTCTTGAGGCACCTACACGGGGTCAAGACCTTCTATGCGCCATGCGCTGGGGACGGCGCACTCGTTGACCATCTAGTCAAGCACGGACTCAAATGCGTCGGCATGAGTGACATAGCCCCTCTGCGTGCCGATGTCCTTGAGTTTGACGCGCTGGATATCGATGACGTTCAGGCCGATGCTATAATTGAGAATCCCCCTTGGACACGAGAAATCCTCCACCCGATGATACTTCGCTTCCAGCAGATCGCGCCAACTTGGTTGCTCTTCGACGCTGACTGGGCACACACGCGCCAAGCCATCCCCTTCATAGACCAGTGCAGCCATATCGTTTCCGTTGGCCGCGTGAAGTGGATTGAGGATTCTCAGTTCACCGGCAAAGACAACGCTGCGTGGCATCGGTTCCATGTTCAGCACAGCGGCGGCCCGCGGTTCTTCGCCAGAGAGGCGGTGGCCGCATGAACGCTCACACCAGAGACCCATTGCCCGCCAATATTGAGGCTGAACAGGCCCTCTTGGGCGCCATCCTCATGAACAATGCAGCGATGGACAAAATCCCGCCGGCATTCGATCCAGATCACTTTTATGAGCGGATTCACCGACAGATCTTTGAGGCAATGATTGCCGGCCGACAGGCCAAAAAGAGCATGAACCCTGTCACGGTCCGATCCTTCATGGCTCCAGATGTTGCCACGTCTAAGGTCGGTGACATGACGGTCGCTCAATACCTTTCCCGACTGGTCACGGAAGCGGTAAACGTCGTCAACGTTCCAGATTTCGCCGATGCAATCACTGGCTATTACAACCGCCGTGAGGCCATGACGATTGCCGATGAGGCCTATCTGGCTGGGGCGAGCGCCCAAGACGAGCTTGATTTCGTTGATCGTATCACTGACTGCCGGGAGAGACTGACCGCGATCGTGGCGTCAATTCAGGAACGCAACGCACCGACTGAGAACTTCCGTGATGCCATCGATGCGACGCTAGATTCCACAGCAGACGCGATGAGTGGTCGTGATCTGACCGGCATTGATCCAGGCATTGAGGAACTGACGTCGCTCACCGGCCTATGGCAACCCGGCAATCTCATCATCCTTGGCGGTGACGTGAAGCAGGGTAAATCGGCTCTGGCTTGGCAGTCCTTCTTTAATATCGCTGAAAATCACCCAATCGCCGGCAATAGTGGGGAGATGCCCCGAGCCCAGATTATCCTTCGCGAGAAGGCTCGGCGCACCGGGATATCCGCTAAGCGACAGAAGGCAGGCCAAATCAGCGAACGCGAGATGCAGGAGTTGGTGAAGGCTGGCGCTGACATGAAGGGCCTGAAATTCATCGACATCGATTGCCAGCGTCGCACCCTCGACCAGTTGGACGAGCGCATCAAGCGTCTCAAGGGGGAATACGGAATCGAGGGGTATGTCGTTGACCACATCTTAAAGCTGTTGTGGACCGGAAAGATGGAGGATGCCGACGACTTCAAGAAGGCCAATCGGGCGACGTCTACCCTTAAAGACTTGGCCATGAAGCATGGCATCCCGATCGTCGCTCTAACCCACGTCAACAAGACGACAGGCTTTCAGGAGAGCTTTGGGCGCATGAGCTATCGGGAACGTCTCTATTCCGCCATGCGCCGCCGGCCGACTTACAAGAGCCTTCTCGGCAATATCGATAAAGATGCGGATCATGCCGTCATCGTCTTTCAGGCTCGACCCATCGTAGCCGCCATGGAGCCTGAGCAGGGCACCGAAGACTATGCGATCTGGGAAGCGGCTATGAATGAGATCACCGGCAAAGCCGAACTGATCCTGGCCCTCTCTCGCGAGAATGAATTCCCGCGGCGTCGCGATATCCCTTGGACCGGCGCGACAACCAGCTTCGGACCTCCCTTCAAGCAGCAGTTCAATGAACGGGGGTTCTTCGGATGAACCAGTTCGCAATCGGCTCAATGCCTGTCCCTGGCGGATTCCTCGGTTGGTTTCGAAAAGTTCACCGCGCCGACAATGAAATCGTAAAGGGCGAAAAGGGACTGCCTATCGTCTTCCCAACTCGCGCTGAAGCAAAGGCTGCGGCCGGTGATGCCATGGTTGCTTATATCAACGGCTCTTTTGTTCGATCTGGCGAGATCATTCCAGCGGCAAAAATAGAAGCCGAAAGGCATTTCAAGAAGGAGAAGGCGGCGTGAGTGGCATTGATTCCAGAGTTCTGCTGCCCATGACAGTTACAATGTCCTCATCGAAGACCCGATATGGAGGGCGGCACAATAGTTTTTCGCTCAACGTGGGCGGCTTCCGCCTCGCATGGCTCGACGCGAATGGTGATCGCTTTCACGAGGTTCACTCCCTGATCGCCGGCCACGGCTCGGGCTCTCATGGCCACTCTGGTTCGAAATGGACCATGGACCCCAAGTATTCGTGGTCTGGATATAATCTCGATGATATCGCGTCGGATGAAGTCATGAGGGCTCTTTTCGGGACATCCGTCGTTGATGAGTTGAACCGGCACCTAGGAGAGAAAGAATGGGTTCTTTTCAAAGAACGCTATTGCCTTCCACGTGAAAAGTTAAACCGCTTCATTGGGAGCAGATGCCGAGACAAAACTTGGTGCGATGCTGTCTGGCTGAAGAACATGCCTGCCTCCGTCGCCGCTCACCTGCATTCATTAGCAGGCGAAGCCGATGACGATGCGATGTTCGGTGAAGTTCGTCCCATTAGGCCGCCGACTGCACCAAGAAGGGAACGTATGCGATGGCGTTGTGACGATTGCGGGTTGGAAGGTCATCGTGAAGCGTTCAAGGAGTGCTATGTTTCGGGTCTAGCAACCTCCACTGGTCTCAATTGCCCGACGTGCGCCTATCGGCAGACAGACGCCATCGCAAGCCTTCTGGCTGGCCCAACTCGCGGTAATGTGCGCCGTCTACAGCCCTCCATCATGTATCCAGGGGCTTGATCATGCATATCGAAGCGATCCTCAAAGCCAGATACCAGGAAGTAGCCCAGCGTGTCCGCAATCCCAAGGGCGGCATAACCGAATGCAAGGTCGTTCGGCCAAAGGATGACTTGGTCATCGTAACCCTCAAGCCTCAACGCCACGGTGACCGTCCGGCAGTCGGGCCGTTAAAGCTCGCTCAAATCAGACGGGACTATGAATCTGGCGTACCGGTTGAGCGGATCTGCGAGACGTTTCATATCGGGGCTCGCACGGTCAGAGCGCTTCGCCAGAAGCATGGTTGGCCCATAAGGGAGAGAATTAAGCCGAGGGCGAAGATATGAGCGATCTGTTCATGCGCCGGTCAGCGATTATCTCACTATGCGAGCTATATCGCTATGAGCTTCGTCGGATATGGAACGATGATCTTCCCTTGCTTGTCGTGTGCATGCTGAATCCAAGCTGGGCCGATCAAGACAAGGAAGATCCGACCTTATTGGCCTTGATCCACTTTGCCCGGCTCTGGGGCTATGGTGGTCTGCTCATCGTTAATTTCTATGCTTTCCGGTCTCCATCGCCGAAAGAGATGTTTGCCCAAGGCAAAAAGGCATTCGGACCGGACAACGATAATTACATTAAGGCTGCCGTCAACTATGCTGCAGCTAATGGCGGGAAGCTTTTGGCCGCGTGGGGCAATGACGGTCAGGTCGGCGGCTACCATACCTACTTCACGGCCCTATCCAGGGATTGTAAGGTTGATCTCATCTGCCTCGGCACAACGCTGTCAGGTCAACCAAAGCATCCCATGGCACGTGGCAAGCATCGTATCCCTCGGGACCAGATGCCGATCATGTGGAGAGCTGCTGGCGTATGATCGACCCGCGCGTCTCTGCTCTTTGCGAGGAATATGGCCTCAAGATCGTCGATGGGCGGTCTTATCCGGGCATCAGAGAGACGCGCGCTGTTTTCACGATGGACAAGATCCTGAGGGCGAAGGGGGAGGGCCATTTCCGAATGGTGCTGTCCACCGTCGCTGAGACTGAGAACAATCAGGGATATATCGACAAATACCTTCTCCACGCCGTTAGCGACCTTGTGGACGCGTTTAGGGGCATTGTGGAGCATCAGACCACAGAATGGCTGGAATGCTTTGACGCGGCTCCTGTGGCTGAACTGCAGGTGGTTGCCAAAAGCCTTCCCCATCAGCGGTTTGCCTTGGTGGGTATGATTGCAGAACGGATAGTGCGTAGGTTCGGCCCGAACGCAGGACAGGGCGATTTATTTGACGATCGCAGGAGAGCGGCAGCATGAACAAGATCGAAATCGCAACTCTATTCATCAAGGCGGCTATCGTAGATCGTCGGTTGCCTATCCAAGCTCGACCGGCGCGGCTCAAAGGGTCATGGGTTCCCTTCACCCATAGTCAAGCCGACATGCGCCTCTGGATCCGTCGCAATGAGCTGAGTTGCCAACTGCAGCCCAACGACGACCCCATTGAAGAGTGGTTCGGGAAATTCTTCGATGAGGATAACCAGCGGCTCAAGACCGAGGACATCGCTATTTGGGAACAGGCGAACGAACTAATCAAGCTTGTGGCGGATGAGGGAAACCGGCGCGCGCTCTTCCATTGGGCTATTGCCAAGGCTGGCGGCAAGGAATTTAGTAAGTGGTGTCGCTCCGAAGGCATCCACGAGATGACCGGCTCCCGTCGCAAAGATCGGGCGATTGTTGTTATTGAACAGTATCTTATTCGGGGCACTTCACCCAATACTGAAACTGACGGATTTGGGGTGTTGCCTGTTGGCCCTGTTTTCGAGCATATTTCAGATAACATCGCAGCCGACGCGCCGAACCGAAGAGATCGGTTTGTAGAGCGAGATGCGGATACGGTTTTCTGCAAAGAGGGAACCGTTTTCAACTGGCGAGATATGCGGAAGGCTGAGGCACAACGTCGCTCAGAGCTTCGCAGACGCCAAGCGGCATAGAGATATGAGGCAATACCCGGTCTGGCCACCGGGATCATCCTCGGCTCGGAGCTTAGGTTCCGAGCGACGAAAAGCGAGACGGCGTAAGGTGTAAGTGGTTGCATCTCGACGGCGCGAAAGCGATAGCTCAACGGCGATGGAGCAGGGCCCGTTCAATTCGGGAGCGCCGTCTCGCTTCGAAATCTGGAAGGTGAAGGGTTTGCGGCTCAGAACCGAAGCCATAGCTGGATTGCAGATCCTTCCAGAGCCATGTTAACGAAAGCCGATAATTCGAACATGTCGGTTCTTTCGTGTTAATTCGAGGCGAATGCCGGCGAGACTACATTCGGATATGACGTCCCGCCAATTCTTGTCGCCTCAACGAGATCCAGCCGCTGGTCAAATCTGCTGGGACATGTCACTGCTGCTAGCGCTTCGAAGGCATGTCTTCAACCGTGGGGCGACGGCCCCTAAAGCGGGCAGATGCTGGATAACAATTCGCCGAAAGGCAACGAGATCGGCTTATAGCGTTTGATGCAGAGCAGTGAGCCCGCTGTGAGCACGGAACAAGCGATGGGCAAAGCCGAGCAAGATCGAAAAGGCGATGATGTTCGGTGCTGCTCTGGGTTAGCAGCCGTAGTGTCAACCGAACATCTCAAGCGGCCCAGCGATCGCCTTCCCGACCAATTCCTCACCAGAGGACAGGAGATCCCAATGGCCTTTGAAGCGTGGGACCTTGAGCCATATAATCTAGCCCTGACAATAGCCCATGCGGAAAAGGGCGCGTATCAGCTTGAGAAGGCCATGCAGGAGCTTTTCGAGCGCGATATTCGATCAGGCTGGACGCGAAACTTCGAGGCAGCGGTGAAGCTCTTCGACGAAGAGTTCGGCCAAGACAAGGGCGACTGGACGCGACAGGCCTTCGTCAATGGCTGCAACGGCATCTCTTGGGATATCTCTGATCTCGACGGTACCGAATATGTCGGATCTGGCGAGACCGATGCATTGGCGCTGTGCTGCGCGATGGTTCGAGCAAAGCTCAATGACCAGCGCCATTGTTTCTAATTTCGCAGCCCGATCGGCATAGCTGTTGGTCTGGCTCTTTCATTTCGAATGTCGCAGCAACCGCGCCGGTCGGACCGCCAATTAACCGGTGTAAAGCAGTGCTGCCGAAACGAGGTCTTAGGCGGTGGCTCGCCATGGCCTTGTGGAGTTTGGAGAGTGAGATGACGATATTCGAGAGCGTCATTCCCTTCCCGAAACGTCTACAGTGGTTGATGCTTAAGGCCGCGCTCGATCAGGAGTGCAATGCTCATATGATCGCCTCGCGACTTGGATGGAGCGTCGCTAAGGTCATGCAGACCGTGTGGGGAAATCCAGGCAAGTTTCGCATTGACCGTATCGCTGAGTGGTTTTTTGCCTGTGGCGGCGCAATGCCAAGGTTTTCTATCGTTGATGATCCATGGAGGTCGGCATGACCCTCGCAGAATTCAAAGCTTGGTTCGAAGGCTTCACGGAAACCCTTGAAGGCGCTCCCAGCGAAAAGCAGTGGGAACGCATCAAGGCTCGGGTTGCCGAGATCAACGGGACTGTAACGACATATCCGGTCTATGTTGATCGCTACATGCCGCCATATCGGCCATGGTATGTTGGAACGCCGCTCAACCCGATCATCTATGGTGCGAACACATCGGCCATTGCGGGTGTCGCCATGAATTCCGCAGAGGCCGGCGAGAATGTGAAATTATCATTTGGCGCCGTAGCTCCAGACTTCGATAGCGTGAATGCTATGACGAGCCTTGGCAAAGCCGAATACCGGTCACTGAATTCATGACCTAAGGTTGAGTTGACTGTCCCAAGGTATGCTTTGTAGCGGGATTTATACCAATCACCGGTAGAAATTGGCTATGGGCTGGCTCCAACGACTCTTCCACCGCCCATACTGGATGACAGAGAGACCAATAGGCACGCCTAAGGATGTCGCGATCTGCAGGAGTGGGTGGCGGGTTAGGTTTCGGAGATATCCATGACTGACAAGAAGAAAGCCAAGGCTACCGAAGTCGAGGGTTTGGTGGTCAAAATCGGCGTTGACATCGAGACTGCCGCGATTGCAGAGGCTACGGCAACTCTGAAGGAACTGGCGGAAGCGGCTAATCTTGCCCGTGAGGCGCTGGATCGCCTTCATGGCGCCGGCGAGATCGTCAATCTCCAGGCCAATCCGCTAGCACCCTATCCAGGCTCTGACCGCGAAGCAGAATCCCCGACGTCTTCGGATACACCATCCCCGCCTCACGCAATGCTGTGATGAGGGTGTCCACCTCTATTTGCTTTTCGCGTTCGGTCATGGCTTCGTCCGGTGATCGCGATAAACCCAATAGGATTCGCCGATCTCATCAAGGAGTTCGCCAGAAGCCAGATCGGTGACCTTATAAACCCAATCGGCAATTGCGCCATTTTCATCGAAATGAGCATGGATGCGCTGACGGTAGGTCTCGTCGTCATCGAGGACGGTCGGGTCATGTGGCTCGGCAAGCACCTTGATGAGGCCCTTCATAATGAAGGCCTTCTCATCTGTTGTGGCGCTCTCGTGGAACTCCCGCACCGCAGTTTCAAGATACCGATCGCCACAGCTTTCCAGGTATTCAATAACCCGTCGTGCTGTTGCTTTATTCTTGTCGTGCTCGGTCATTCGGGAGCGTAGCGCCGTGTCTTGCCGGAAGCTCATCAATGTATCACGTCGTGCGGGATAGTTTAGTGCCGGTTTGAATTCGGCCAAAATAATCAAACGGAAATCAAATGGCTAAGGAAAACCGTGGGGGCAAGCGTCAGGGAGCTGGACGGCCTCAAGGGGCGCGTTCTAGGGCTACTCGTGAGCATAAGGCCACGCTGTCTGATCTCGCTCGTGTACACACCTCTGTGGCGCTGCAAGCGTTAGTCGATATAGCCAAGAAGGGCGAAAGCGAAAGCGCGCGGGTAGCCGCTGCCAATTCTCTCCTTGATCGTGCTTACGGCAAGGCAACTCAGGCCCATGAGCATCGCGGTTCAATTGGAACCTATGATCTTTCGAAGATGAGTGATGATGAGCTTGACCGTCTCGAAACAATCCTCGGTCCGCTTGCCATCTCTAGCGGAGATCAGGGCGGAGAGGAAACGGAGGGCTGAAGTCGCCGAACGGGATCGGCTAGCCAAAGATGCGGAGACCATCAGGGCTCGATGCAAAACCTTCTCTGGCTTCGTTCGAGAGGCTTGGCATATCCTAGAGCCGAATACTCCGCTGAAATGGTCCTGGCACATGGCGTGCATATGTGACCATCTCGAAGCGGTGACATTCGGCCGGATAACGCCGTGGCTCATCATCAATGTGCCGCCAGGGTCATCGAAGTCGATGATTGTTTCCGTGCTCTGGCAGGCATGGGAATGGGGACCATGCGGCAAGCGATCGAACCGTTTTCTGACAACATCGTTCGAGCTTGAGAATGTCAAGCGCGATACCCGTAAGACGCGCGACTTGGTTATGAGCGAGTGGTTTCAATCTCTCTGGCCTGAAGTGCGGATGAAGCGCTCTGCGGAGTTGTCATTCGCCAATAGCGATACAGGAACCCGCGAAGGTGTGCCATTCGCTTCTATCACCGGTAAGCGCGGTGACCGGGTGGTGATTGACGACCCTCATTCACTCAAGGGCGCTGAGAGCGACCAGCAGCGTGGAGAATCGGTCAGGCTCTTCTTGGAAGGTGGTCTGAACCGTCTTAACGACCAACAGACATCGGCAATCGTCGTTGTCATGCAGAGACTTCATGAAAATGATCTGACGGGCGCGCTACTGGCTCGCGACCTCGGTTTCATCCACATCATGATTCCGATGGAGTTCGAGCCGGAACGGAGGTGTGTGACACCTCTGCCGTGGCAGGACCCACGATCATTCGATGGCGAGCTGATGGACCCGGTTCGCGTGCCGAGGCCGGCGATCGACGTTTTGAAGAGCGTCAGCTTCTCATGGGCCGGTCAGTACCAACAGCGGCCTACGGCTCGTGAAGGCGGCCTGTTCAAGCGGGAATGGTTTGTCGGGCAGATCATCGAAGCCGCGCCTTCTGGAACAGTCTGGGTTAGGCATTGGGACTTGGCTGCCACCAAGAAGGGACAGGGTGCCCGCACCGCTGGCGTCAAGCTTGGTAGAACACCAGATGGCCGATACATCGTTGGTCATGTCATCAAGGACCGGTGGGACGGTAACGGCGTCAGACAGGTCATCAAGTCCACTGCGGAAATGGATGGCAGATCGGTGACGATCTCGCTGCCGCAAGATCCAGGGCAGGCGGGTAAGGTTCAGGCGCAAGATTTTGTAGCAGCTTTTGCGGGCTACAAGGTGAAGACGGAGCCGGAAAGCGGGGACAAGTTCACTCGCGCCGAACCCTTCGCTGCCCAATGCGCCGCAGGGAATGTTTACCTTCTGAAGCATGAAGGATGGAACCAAGATTACATAGACGAGCTGTGTGCTTTCCCTGGCGCTGTGCTCAAGGACCAAGTGGACGCATCGTCGGGCGCATTCGGCCGGCTTGTGGGCGCAAGAATCTCATTTTTTGGGTGAAGCTTTTATGTTCAAGTGGCTGAAACGCAAGGTAGAACCTGTAGAGCGGCGCACGTCTGAAAGCTTCTTCAGCACGCATGCTGTGCGGAATATGAAGATAAGTCTTGCTGCTGAGGTGCTTGCCGCCGCCCACGCGAAATTGCCGAAGATTGAGCCTCCGGTAGGAACTATGGATTCCTCCGATGGGTCTTGGGGTGTGAAGATATCGGCTGGGTTGCCTAACGGCGTGATCAATCCAGCCCTGATAGACTGGTATGCATCGCAGTCGTTTATAGGCTGGCAGGCATGCGCGTTGCTGATGCAAAACTGGCTGGTGGACAAAGCGGTCACTATGCCGGCGCGCGACGCGACTCGCAATGGCTGGGATGCCGTGCGAGTGGACGGCAAGGAGCTGGATGACGAATACCGGGATCTTCTTGAAAAATTCGACAAGAAATACCGGATCAAATGGAATGCCGAGCAACTGGTGCGTATGGGGCGCGCCTTTGGTATCCGCATCGCGTGGTTTAAGGTCGAATCCTCCGATCCTGCCTATTATGAAAACCCCTTCAATCCGGATGGTGTGACCGAGGGAAGCTATAAGGGCATCGCTCAGGTCGATCCGTATTGGTGCGCGCCTATCCTTGATAGCGACGCCACCAGTGATCCGGGGAACATTCACTTCTACGAACCGACATGGTGGATGATTGGTAGTACCAAGGTTCACCGCACGCATCTGCAAATCTTTCGCACCAGCGAGCCGCCAGACATTCTGAAACCGCTCTATCTGTATGGTGGCATCCCTACCACGCAGTTGATCATGGAGCGCGTCTACGCGGCCGAGCGGACTGCCAATGAGGCACCGCTGCTGGCGCAGTCGAAGCGTACTAATGTCTGGCGTACGGACATGGCTGCTTTCAAGCAGGCTGGGGAAGCAGGCAGGCAGAAGCTCGCGGAATGGGTCGAGTTCCGCGACAATTACGGGATCAAGATCGGTGATAAGGAAGCCGACGAATTCCAGCAGTTCGATACATCACTTGCCGATCTCGATGACGTGATGATGTCGCAATACCAGCTCGTAGCTGCCGCTTCACAGGTTCCGGCTACCAAACTGCTCGGGACCCAACCCAAGGGTTTCAATTCGACCGGTGAGTATGAAGAGGCCAACTATCATGAGTTTCTTGAATCGATCCAGGAGCACGATCTCACGCCTCTTATAGAACGCCACCATCTGTTGGTGCTGCGGTCTAACAACGTCACCGACTTCGAGACAACGGCTTCCTGGCGTCCGCTTGACGCGCCGACGGCCAAGGAAGTGGCCGAAACCAATCTGATCAAGGCTCAGACGGATGGGGAGCTTATCGGCGCGGGTGTGATCGACAGTGAAGACGCCCGCAAGCGATTGGCCTCCGATCCGGACTCTGGATATCACCAACTTGGCGATGCGGATGAGCTCGGTACCGACTTGGACGACATAGGATTGAGCGATGAAGGCAAAGCGGCAGTCGAGACGCTTGGCCTCGGATAAGGCGATTGTCGGAAAGCCGCTGATCTCTAATGCAGCTATCGCCGAGAAGTATGCCAAGTCTGTGCAGGCGATGATCCGAGAAATGGCCCGAGACACGGTGGCCGAATTGAAAGCGATGTTCAGCGCACCCGGTTATGCGTTGGACGGAGACCACTTCGGCGGCGTTGAAAACGGAAGCCCAGCGGCTCGATCGCAGATCATCCTCAATAAACTGATGAGGAAGTATCGGGGGAAATTCGACGATCTGGCGACGATGGCCACGGATCGGATGATCAAGGCAACGCTCAAGCACGTCGACACTACCGCTGGCTTGAGCCTCCGGGAGATGGGCGCTGGCCTTGAGCTTCCTGACTTCTGGAGCGCCCGTCTTCGAGAGATTGTTGCGGCGAGCACGAAGGAAGCAACACAGCTTATCAGGACCATCCCGGAAAGGTTCCTGTCCCAGGTTCAGGGTCAGACCATGCGGGCGATTACCAGCGGGCGAGGCATGGCCGACCTGACGCCGTTTCTTGCCAAGAAGTATGGCCAAAACCTGCGCAAGGCCAAGAACGTCGCGCTTGATCAGACCCGAAAAGCTTACAGCAATCTGTCCGCGCAGCGAATGCAAGATGCCGGAGTTGAAGAATTCGAGTGGCGCCATTCTCACGGCGGCCACGATCCTCGCAAGCAACATCAGGGGTGGAACGGCAAAGTGTTCCGCTACGACGATCCACCGGTAGACGAGACCTTCGGGCCGGTATTGCCTGGGCAGGCCATCAATTGCAAATGCTTCGCGCGTCCGCGCCTTAAATTTGGAGACAATCGCAATGGCACTTAATCTCGGCCCCGGCGATGATGCTATAGCTCAAGACCAGACCGCTGCTGTCGATCCTCAGGCACCAGCTCCCGATGGAGCGGAAAATGCGCCTATTCCGGCTCAAGAAGGTGAGCGGGGCGGCGTCGCGGATGCTTCCAATTCAGCCGAGCAGGGTGCCGCAGAAGCCCCTATAGCTGGCGCCGCAGAACAGGCCTCCACGGCGAACGACGCGCAGACTGCAGAGACCCAGACGGCACCTGACGAGGCGCAGACTGCTGACGTTCGTGGCGAGGCCGCAGCTCCGGCTATTGTGGATGCGTCTACCGTGGATGATGACGCTCACGATCTGCTGGATGGGCTTGAAGACCTGATCAACCGAGCTCACCATTTCGAGAATGCCGGCATCGAGCGGCTGCGGGCCGGTGGGCTCGCGCTGATCGAGCGCATTAGGGCCGCGCTCTAACAAACAGCCTTATTCTTACAATTTAGGGACATACCAATGCCTCCAGTTTCGGAACGGCAACGCCGTGCCATGGAAGCCGCCGCCCACGGCCATTCAACGCTCGGTATCCCAAAGAAGGTAGGCGAGGAGTTCGTTGGCAAGGATGCGGAGGAAGCCCAACAGTTAGCCGCTGGTGTGATCTTCGTCGCTCCCGATGGTGCCGTCCTGTTGCTCTGCCGTAGCGCTCAAGAGCCGAACTACGGCGGTCACTGGGCTTTACCGGGCGGGAAGGGCGAGCCGGGCGAAACGCCGTGGGGAATCGTCTGCCGCGAAGCTGAGGAAGAAATCGGTTCCTCCAACAAGCATGCATGGATTGGTGAACCGACGATAGCCGATGAGGTCACGACGCCCACAGGCATGATCTTCACGACCTTCGTACAGCCGGTTCGATATCGGTTTGTCCCTGAAATCGATGCTGAGCACTGCGGTTATGTCTGGGCTACGGCTGATTGCTTCCCAAGCCCCATGCATCCGGAAGTCGCTCGCGTCCTGAATATGCTCTTTCCAGAGGAACCTGACGAGATGGATGGCGGTGCTATGGACGAGCGCGCCGTCGACACGAATGGATGGCCCGAGATCAAGGATAACCCGATCAGCAAGGCCGGCGTGTTCGACTATCGCGGCGCACAGATCCCGGGCGCACCGAATCCGGACAAGATGTATCGAGTTCTCCGACCGGAAGAAGAACTGAACAATCCCGAAGCTATCGAGTCCTTCAAGCTTCTGCCTTGGATCGACAATCACGTTATGCTCGGCGACGGCGCAGGGCTCATGCCTGCCGAGAAGAAGGGCGTTCAGGGTGTCATCGGGCAGGATGTCCATTTCCAGGACGGCACACTCTACGGGAACCTGAAAGTCTTCTCCAATGCCCTGGCTGATCTGATTGAGGCTGGCAAGCGAGAGCTCTCCTGCGGATACCGCTGCACCTATGACTGGACGCCCGGCGTCTGGAATGGGCAGCCCTATGACGCAGTTCAACGGAACATTCGTGGCAACCATATCGCCCTCGTGAAGAACGGGAGGATGGGGCCGGATGTGGCGGTGTTGGATCACAGTGACACTGACCGCTTTGTTTTCACCTGTGATTCCACATTCGAGGTCAACAACATGCCGGATGAAAACATGAATACCGACGCCGTAGAAGGCGGCGCAAGCGGAGGCTCGTCTCTCGAAGAGCTGCGGGCACAGTTTGCCGAGTTTCTCCCCAAGCTCGATGGTCTCCTTCAGATCGCTGCAGCCATGAAGTCGGCTCTGGGCGAAGGAGAAGTTGCGGGTTCTGGTGAGGGCTCCGAAAACGAGGCGGAAGATGCTGAAGGAGCCGCAGCAGCGGCTGCAGCCGGCGCGGAGCGTGAAGAGAACGCCGCCGAGAAGGCTGAAACCGAGGACGACAAGGACAAGGAAGGCGAGGGCCGCGCCATGGACGAAGCGGCTCTTGCCCGTGCGGTTTCAACCCGGATCGCTGCCCGCGACAAGATCGCCGGTCGGCTCGCCAAGCATGTCGGCACCTTCGACAGCTCGGCCATGGATGCTCAGGAGGTCGCAGAGTACGGCGTTCGCAAGCTTGGCATCAAGAACGTCCAGAAGGGCCACGAGATGACTGCGCTGGATGTCTATCTGTCCGCTGTCAAGGCGCCGTCTGAACGCCCCGCCAGCGTGGCCACCGGCATGGATAGTGCAGGCGGCAATTGGCTGAACAAGCAGCGCGCCGCGCTCGCCCACTAACAGAGGAACCCAACCCATGTTTCAGACTGCTGTGAATACCTTCCAGGGGTTTGGTCTCCCTGGCGAGCCCTACCTTGATTCCCCGACCCGCGTGGAATCGCTGGTCATCAATTCCAACGGCGCCACCCCGAACGTCTACGGCTATTTCGCCACCAAGAGCGCTCTGACGAACATCGCGCAGATGGGCGGCATTGTCGGTCCGGGCACTTCATCCTTTACCGGAGCGATCGCCGGCACCACCCTGACGGTATCCGCCGTCTCGGCTGGCACCCTGCAAGTCGGCCAGACGATTGCCGGTGCTGGCGTCACGGGTGGCACAACCATCACGGCGCTTGGCACTGGCGTCGGCGGTGCGGGCACCTATACCGTGTCGGCCAGCCAGACGGTTGCCAGTGAGGCTATGACGGCCTCTGGTGGCACAAATCGTGTGCTTGCCGGCCTGATGGTTGGCACGAAAGAAGCGACCCTGTGGGGTACGTCCAACGGCACCTTGGCCCCGACGCTCGCTATTCCGGACAATGCGCAGGCTGAGTTCGGCACCATGGGCGATTTCGTCGTGGTCGTTCCTGGCCCCTGCAATATCCTGGACCTACTGGCCTACAACGTCACGACAGGTGCCATTGCAACCTACGCTCCGGGCGGCACAGTGCCGGCTGGCTGCGCCGCCATCCCCAATAGCTCGGTCTATCGCTACCCCGTCACGGCTGTCGGCGGCGGTCTCACCGTGGCTCGACTGACCAACTGACGAGGAACCTGAAGATGAATCTTATCCCCTCTACTGAGCATTTCCACGTCAGCGGTCGTGAAGCCGCGGCGCGGCGTGCTGCCAACAAATCGCTGTTCGGCATGGATAGCGACGATGTGAAAAGCTATCGCGAACTGCAGTCGGTCGGCCTCGGTCTTGATGAAGCCGATCTTCGCGCGATGGCGGCATTCGCGATGGACGATACGCAGGGCGCCGTTCTTTCGCCGAGCATCGGTGTTCCGGTGCAGTTCCTGCAGGCATGGCTTCCGGGCCTTGTCCGCGCCGTCTTCAAGGTGCGCATGATCGATGAGCTGGTGGGCATTACCACCATCGGCGAATGGCATGACGAAGAAGTTGTTCAGGGTGCCATCGAATCCATGGGTGATGCCGTTCCCTATGGCGATCTCAGCAACGTTCCCTATGCGAGCTGGAACATCAACTTCGAGCGCCGCACGATCGTTCGATTTGAAAAAGGCTTTGCTGTCGGCCGCCTGGAAGAGGCGCGTGCGTCTGCCATCCGTGTATCGTCCACCAATGAAAAGCGGATCGGCGTTGCTACTGCTCTGGACATCCAGCGCAATCAGGTCGGCTTCGTCGGCTATAATGCCGGCGCAGACCGTACCTACGGTTTCCTGAACGATCCGAACCTGCCGGCCTATGTCACGGTCGCCAATGGTGTTGCCAGCGGCACGCCTCAGTGGGCCACCAAGACAACGCTGGATATCATCGCCGACCTGATCCAGGCATTCCAGACCCTGGAAACACAGTCGGGTGGTAACATCCAGCCCAAGAACGATGACACCACTCTGGCTCTGCCCACCGGTTGGGACACCTATCTTGGTACGCCGACCACCCTCGGCTATTCTGCGGGCCAATGGCTGCGCGAAAACTACCCGAAGTGCCGGGTCGTCACCGCACCACAGCTTCAGGGTGCCAACGGCGGTGCCAACGTGTTCTACCTCTATGCGGACACGGTGGAATCCGATCCATCGTCCACGGATGACGGTCGCACGTTCCTGCAGGCAGTCCCATCCAAGATGCAGACGCTTGGCGTTGAGCAGCAGGCAAAGAAATTTGTCGAGGATTTCGCCAATGCGACTGCCGGCGTAATGGTGAAAAGACCTTGGGCAATTTTCAGAGCCTCGGGCGTGTGATTTTTTTTAACGCGCTAAATCGCCTATGGTGTGTTACACTTCCCCTGTGAAATTGACAGGGGAAGTGTTTGTGATCCAGAAGACATTCTACTTTGTTTATCTGCTGACTTTTAGTAACGGCAAAGTATACGTTGGGATGTCGAAAACACACCAACATCGCGTGTTTTCAAGGCGTTATCAAGAGCACAGAAAAGCCGCTAAGGCTGGAAATAAAAGTCCTGTCTATTCTGCTTGGCGCAAATACGGAGATCCGCAGCAAGAGGTTCTCAGCTTGTATGCAACTCGTGAATCTTGCGCTCTTGCGGAGATTGAGGCGATTCTTACCTACAATTCGACTGACCTGTCCAAGGGTTATAATCTGATGGCTGGCGGCGAGGGCCTGAACGCCCCACCCGGATCTTCAATGTATGAATTAATGGAAGAGAAGGTTTGGAAGAACGCAGAGCGTTGCAGAAAAATCAGTGAATCATTGAAGGGAAGACCTCCTTCAAGCGAAACAATTGATGGATATAAGGCGTGGCGAAAGACCGATACCGCAAATGCCATTATGAGAGAAAAGGTTTGGGATAGTCCAGAGTGGCGTAAGAAGTTATCTGATCGTACGCGCGAGCAAATGGCAAATGGCGGCGCGGAGCATCTCAGGCAGATAAAGACAGGACGTCCGGATCATCTATCTCCGGAAACCCGCGCTATTGTGACTGCCAAACAAAGAGAATTCTCCAATTCTCCAAAAGGTAAGGAATATGCACGGCAAGGATATGAGGCCATGTGTGCCAACCCAGAGAATGTTGCCAATGCATTAAAACGGTTGGAAATGTGGAGAAATTCGGATGTCAATGCAGATCATTGCCGTAAAATGGCAAGCCTAGCTGCGGCGGCATGCAGTCGAAAAGTGCGCCACATAAAAGACGATATCGAATTTGCTTCTCAACGAGAGATGGCTGTGCACTACGGTGTAAGCGACGCGGCAGTCTCTCGCTGGATAAAAAACGGTAAAGCAATTCGAATTTGAATATCAGTTCCCAATGATGATGCAATTTTGAAGTCGCCATTGGGCGGCTTTTTCTTTGTCTACTCGCTACTAGTTGCACGCCCAAGGTTCGCTACCTCAGTCGTCCCATGTCTCCTAAGACGGCGCGGGCGTGCAATCCCTTTTGTCAGGAGGCAGGAGAACATTCATGCCGCATATCGCTTCAACACTGACGAATGCCACCAGATACACCGAATGGAACCGTGGTGGCGATGGACGATTGATCGAAGGTCGATCGGTTGTCATCAAGGGAGGCTTCGGTCTGGCGGACAAGAACTTTGTCACGCCGACCGGTGCAATCCTCACCTCCATTTCGGATGACGAACTGGCATTCCTCGAAAGCGACCATCATTTCAAGGAACACCTCAAAAACGGTTTCCTGAAGATCTACAAGAAGGGTGCCGTTCCGGGTGAGAAGGCTGCGGATGGGATGCAACTCGGCGACAAGTCGCAGCCGCTCAATCCCATGCAGTTCCAGGACAATGACCCCAACAAGCCTGAAACCTTGTCGGTCAGCACCGGCTCTGTCTCGGTTTGATAGACCATGAACCCGGCATTTGATATCGCCGCATTTCAGACGGCGTTCCCGCAATTTGCGACCACGCCGTCTGACACAATCCAGGGATGGGTGACGCTTGTCATCAACTCCCCGATGGGCGGCTGGTTCGAATGCGAGACAGGTTTGACCAACCAACAGCTTATGGTTGCTCACATCGGTTATCTGTTTTCCAAAGCAGCGACTGGGCAGGCCATTCCGGGCGGTGCAATGGTCAGTGCTGCGGAGGGCAGCGTCAATGCTGCCTTTGCCGCTCCTCCAATCAAGACCGGCCTTCAATATTACCTATCGGGATCGCCCTATGGGCAGATGCTGTGGGCCAATCTCTGCGTTGCAGCGGCCGGCGGTGATTATGTCGGCGGCCTGCCTGAACGGAGAGCATTCCGTAAGGTCTATGGGACCTTTCAGTGAGGACTTTCTGCCATGAGTTCGTCTCTCGATAAAGCGCTTACCGAGATCTCCAAGCGAATTGGTGAGTTTCAGGGCAAGACAGCTCAGGCAGGGTTCTTTCCCGAGGCTGCATATCCCGACGGTACGCCAGTCGCATATGTTGCCGCGATCCAAGAGTACGGAGCGCCGAAGGTCAAAATCCCGCCGCGCCACCCAATGCGCTCCGCTGTGGAGCAGTATCGAAGCGGTTGGCGAGATGATCTGGCCCGAGGGGTTAAGGCCGTCATTGAGGGCACCATTACTTCCGATGATGTTCTTGAGCAAGTCGGTGGTGTGATGGCTGCGGATATTCAGACATCCATAGCGGAAGTCACCGATCCGCCTTTGAGCCCCATTACCGTCATGCTTCGCGGCATGCGTCGAAATGACCCCAGCTTGATAGTGAGTGGAAAGACGGTCGGAGAGGCAGCACAGCGCGTCGCTGATGGCGAGACCAATTATGGTGCGTCTGACAAGCCGTTGATTGATAGTGGCCTGTTGCTGGCCTCCGTAACTCACAAAGTTGGTGAAAGCGAATGAACCTTCACGGGCTCGTTTCGGGCGCGATCGGCACAGTAAATCCGTTTGTCGATGCATCAATGCAGAACAACACCGGTTACACCACAAATGATGATGGCGTGCAGATCCCGACATATGTCACCGCGACGGGAACGGCTCAGGTCCAAGCTCTTACATTCAAAGACCTGACGCAACTCGATGGCATCAACAAGAACGGTGCAGCCCGTGGAATATATTTCTATGGCGACATTCAAGGTGTGCTGAGAACCAAGACCAAGGGCGGCGATATCATCACGCTCTCCAATGGCGCAAGCGCTGGAAACTGGCTTGTCGTTCAAGTCCTAGAGACCTGGGATGTTGGTTGGTGCAAGTGCGCCTGTGTTCTGCAAATGTCATGAAAATTAATAGGTGAACATCATGGACAACGAACTCCGCAAAGAATTCCGTGCCTTCAAGGTTGAGGTTTTAGATCGCCTTGATCGTTTGGAGGCCGCGTTGAGTGCTCCAAGCGATATCGCAGCACCCGACACCGGGAAATCTAAGAAACTCGCTCCTGAGCCGGCCTCGGTCGAAAAGGATGCTATCTGACGGATAGCTTGGCGCGAATGCGCCTGCGTCTTGCAGACGTAGCCAAGTGAAAATCAATAGGATATCGCAATATGCTGAAGCGCCTTATCTTCGCTGCCGCGTTTACGGCTGTCGCGGTGCCATCCGTTGGCCAGAATATCACTGGGAATGAGTTTCAGACCGCAACGCCGGGACGAACTGTTAACGGTGTGGTTACCATGTGTATCAACGGTAGCAACCAAGCGATTCCTTGCCCGACTGGTGGCTCTACATCCGTCACACAGGGAACTAATCCGTGGACCGTCTCTTATAACGTTCCGTCAAACCCGAAAACTGTAGCGGGTTGTACGGTAGGGGTAACGTCCAGTGCCTGTCTTGGGTCTAACCCGCGTAATTGGGTTCAGATGCAGAACACATCAGCATCGGCGACCATCGCATGCTCGTGGAGCGGTGCGGCGTCCCTCAACAGTACTAACTCATTCATGCTGGCAGCCGGCCAAAGCGCTTCATGGGGACCGACTACAGGCGGGGCACCCAATCAGGCGCTTAACTGCATCGCTAGTGCTGCCTCCAGCCCGTTATATGTGGAACAGAATTGATGAGAAAGATTGCTCTCGCCTTTCTCATACTGACTGGGGTCAGCGTAGCTCATGCTCAGATCGCGCCTAATCCAGCTCCTCCCCTTAACGGACAACCGGGTCAGCCAGCAGGTCCGCTCACCATTACGGGTCGGCTCCCAGATAGCCAGCTTGCAATCACAGCACTGCAGTACAAGGGCGCATGGAATGCGGCCACCAACACGCCGACGCTGGCGAATGGTACGGGCGTTGTTGGCGACATGTACGCGATATCGACCAGCGGTTCTCAAAATCTCGGCGGTGGCTCTGTAAGCTATGTGGCCGGAAATTATCTGCTCTACAATGGCACCGTCTACGAACAGATCGGTAGCGGGACTGCACCGTCTCCGGCAAATCCATCCGCTCAGATCGGTACTAGCGCCATCAATGGTACCGCGCAGACCTTCATGCGCAGTGACGCCGCGCCTCCTATCAATCTAGCCATTACGCCAACATGGACTGGGGCACACGCATTCGCGTCCAATGTGACCGTCCAAGGCCTCCTCAGCTCAACAAATAATACAACACCGGCTGGGCCGACCAATTCTGGCGTCGCGTTGTCTGCAGCTCCTGATGTCGCTGATGTTCTCTTTTTCGACGCGACACAATCCGTCAACAACCGAACCTATGAAGCGATTGCGTTTCAGGGCTGTCAGCAGTTCCGCTTTAAAAATGACGCTGGAAGCGCAGCTATCCCATGGCTGAAAGGCTGCGGAGGTCAGGCCGCTGGGGTCACTGGCATCACATCCAATAGCGGCTCTGGATCGTGGGTGCACACTGGCGGATTCTCGGTCAACAATTTCAACAATATCACCCTTACTCCCTCGATATCGGGAGGAACGCCTACGATTTCATCGGCGGGCGGAAATGCGAATGTTTCTCTTGGGCTTGCTACTCAAGGCACTGGAGCTATCGTGCTGGCACCTGGCGGCACAGGCCAACTTGTCGTCAATGCTTCGGATATCCAAGCAGCTTCGGGCTACACGCCGGCCAACGCGCAATCGCTCGCAACTAAGGCTTATGTTGATGGCGCTACCGGTGGCGGTCCTGTGCTTGCTTCAGGAACCTATACGCCGACTGTGGTCTACAACAGCGGCGCGTCATCCGGTTTCGTCGGCACATTCATGTATCAGCGTGTCGGGAACGTTGTGACGGTGACGGGCACAATGAGCATTGCGGTTGCCGGCGCACCGGGGTCATCCGGTAATATCAGATTGTCGCTGCCGATCGCTAGTAACATTGGCTTTAGTAATCAGGCGGTCGGGTTTGGAACCACAACCCTGCAGGTTGGACAGGGATCGTTCTCCGTGATCGGGTTCTCGGGTGACAATTCGGCATCACTGACGATCTGGTCGGCAAATACCAACAGTAATAGCTACGGCGTGACTTTCAGCTACACGGTGCAGTGATGAATCTTCATGCGGTTGTCGCGCCTATCATTGGTTCGGTGAACCCGAACGTTCCGTGCGCGATGCAAGTCAGCACCGGCTACATTGCCTGCGTGCTGCAAATGGATTGAGATCCAATGACATTGATGGCGCCGTCTCCAACGCAGTCAAACATCATGACTGCGCTGCGGAAATTCTTGCTCGGTATTTTGCCGAATGGCAATGCAACCTTCACCGGGTCTATTGCCGGGACAACACTAACCGTCTCCGCCATCACCTCGGGCGCCATCAATATCGGGGATGCAGTCCTTGGTGAGGGAGTTACACCAGGGCAGACGATCAAGGCATTCGGCACAGGTACCGGGGGTACTGGAACATACACTATCGCCGCCTCACAGACGCTCGCCAGCGCGAAACTCTATACCGGCGTTGAAGTAGTGCAGGCACAGACAAATCGCGTTCCTGAGCCTGCTGTGCCTGATTTTGTGACCATGACGCCTATCATGCAATCTCGTTTGGAGACGAACGTCGATAGCTATGAGGATGTCTCATTTACGGCGGCTATTGCTGGCCAGACCATGACGGTTTCCGCTGTGGCGTTTGGAACCATTGCAGTCGGGCAGACAGTCTTCGGTGTGGGCGTTGCAGCCCTCACCAAGATCATAGCTTTGGGAACCGGAACTGGCGGGATAGGGACTTACATGGTCTCGCCCACGCAAACGGTTCCGTCTCGAAAGATGGCGTCGGGTGGAGAGATATTCCTCCAGCCTACTCGTATCACCGTGCAGTTGGACATTCATGGCCCGAATAGTGCCGAGAATGCGCAGACCATATCAACGCTGTTTCGCGATGATTTCGCCGTCCAAGTGTTCAAGGCTTCGGGCTTCGATGTGACACCGCTCTACATGAGCGATCCTCGGCAATTGCCCTTTGAAAATGAGAATGCCCAAATCGAAAACCGATGGGTGATCGATGCAGTGATGCAGTCGAACCAGATCATCCGTGCACCTCAGCAGTTCGCCGATGAACTCGACATAGCTATCACTGAAGTTGAAGCGGCTTTCCCAGCCAACTGAACAATCCCCACAATCTGAAACTTTCGAAAGGGATCGGTCCATGACCATACCTGCATCGCAAATCGTGCGCGTGAATCCGAGCGTGCTCAATGCCGGCGGCAATGGGCTCGTTCTCAACGGCCTGATGCTGACCCAGAATACGCAAGTCCCGACCGGACAGGTGCTTTCCTTTCCGAATGATGGCGTCTCCGTCTCCAACTACTTCGGGCCATCGTCTCAGGAAGTCGCGATTGCGAATATCTATTTCAATGGCTTCAACACATCCACACAGAAGCCCGGCAATATCCTGTTCGCGCAGTACAATTCTGCGTCGGTTGCGGCCTATCTTCGTGGCGGCCCCGTCAATCAGTTGACGATTCCACAGCTTCAGGGCCTTTCCGGTTCCTTGGCAATCGTGATGGATGGTTATGCCTATTCGGCAGCCAGCATCAACCTTGTGAGTGCAACCAGCTATTCGGCGGCGGCTACGCTTATCCAGACCGGACTCAATGCAGCCCTGCCGTCTGCTGCAAGCGTGACTGGTTCGATTGCGGCTGCTACTGCGTCTGTGACGGCCTCCATTGCTGGCAACACCATGTATGTGACGGCAGTCAGCTCAGGAACTTTGGTTGTCGGTGCGGTTCTGACTGGCACTGGCGTCACGGCTGGCACGCAGATCGATGCGCAGATTTCCGGCACTCCTGGCGGTATCGGTGAATATGCTGTTTCGAAGACGCAGGTTGTTGCCTCCACCACCGTCACGGCCTCCTATGGCACTCTGACGGTGACCGCCGTTTCTTCTGGCACGCTGTCGGTAGGCCAGACCATTACGGGGGGCACCACGCTTGCGAACACCAATATTACCGCTCTGGGTACGGGAGCGGGCCTTACGGGTACCTACTTCGTCAACCTGACACAGACGGTTGTCAGTGGTACTCTGACGGCTACAGGATCGGCTCTTGCCGTGTCCTACGACTCCATCTCTGGTGGGTTCGTCATCAAATCGGGCTCTCGTGGCAATCAGTCCACCGTTGCGTTCGCCACCGGCACGCTTGCGGCTCCGATCTTCCTGACTCAGGCAACGGGTGCTGTTCTCTCGCAGGGTGCGGTTGCCGCGAACCCAGCGGCTTTCATGACGGCTATGACCATTCTGACCCAGAATTGGGCAACGTTCATGACGCTATTTGATCCGGATGGTGGCAGTGGTTGCGCTCAGAAATTGGAATTCGCGGTATGGACCAATAGTCAGAACAAGCGTTGGGCTTATATCGCGTGGGATACCGATATCACCCCGACCGAAAGCAACAATGCGACAACCAGCTTCGGCCATATCGTCAAGGTGGCGGCTTATGACGGTATCGCGCCGATCTATCAGCCTCTCAATGCCACGACGCCAGCGGCTGATATCGCCGCTTTTGTTTGCGGCATGGCAGCCTCCATCGATTTCACGGCTCTGAACGGACGCATCACCTTTGCCTTCCGTGGACAGGATGGGCTTATCGCTGGTGTTACCGATGCGACCACGGCCAACAATCTGACGGCAAACGGTTATAACTTCTATGGCGCATATGCGACCGCCAACCAGCAGTTTGTGGAGTTCCAGACCGGTCTTGTCTCAGGCCAGTTCCAGTGGCTGGATAGCTATGTTGACCAAATCTGGCTCAACAATGCACTCCAGCTTGCGCTCATGGAATTGCTGCAGAACATCAATTCCGTTCCCTATAACAATCAGGGTTATGGGTTGATCCGCGCAGCTTGCCTCGATCCTATCAATGCGGGCCTGAATGCCGGCGTCATTCGGTCTGGCATAACCTTGTCAAGCCTTCAGCGTGCCCAGATCAGGAATGCGACGGGCACCGATACGTCTTGGCAGGTTCTCCAGCAGCAAGGCTGGTATTTGCAGGTAGTCGATGCGTCCCCGCAGGTTCGCCAAGCGCGTACATCGCCGCCGTGCAACTTCTATTATACAGATGGCCAATCGGTGCAGCAGATCGTCCTGAACAGCACCCTCGTTCAGTAACCCTCGGAAAATCAGGAGCCTTCGATGGCAGGAAATCTTACAGCCGCAGATGTGGTCATTACCTTGACCATTCCCGGGGTATTCAACACTCCGGTTCAGCTTCAAGGGTTTACGACCGACAATGTCTATGATCTGCCCACCGTTGAGGTGAACCAGACGGCGATGGGCGTGGATGGCAAACTATCGGCGGGATATGTCATCAATCCTGTTGATCAGACATTCCATCTTCAGGCCGATTCTGATTCCAATCAGATTTTCGATACATGGATGGCCGCCATGAAATCAAATCGCACAACTTATCGCGTGGAGGGGGATGTCACATTGCCCTCCTTGGGAACAACATACGTTTGCAAGAATGGCGCACTGGTTAGCTGGCCTCCTGCGCCGGCCGCAGCAAAAATTACGCAGCCTCGCCAAGCGCTAATTCGTTGGCAATCGGTTGATCCTTCTCCGCTCTGAGGTTTGACTAATGGCTCGTAAAACTAAAGACGTAACGATCACCTTCCCAGGGCGAGACTATGGTAAGGTCTTCCATCTTCGGGAATTTCCACCAATGCAGTCCGAGAAGTGGGCTACTCGCGCGCTCGCAGTCGTGGCTAAATCTGGTGTCGATATCGGCGGAATTGATGAGATTATGAAGCTCGGAATGGCTGGTATAGCCATGCTGGGGGTTGCGTCTCTCGTAAATTGTCCGTTCGAAGAGATAGAGCCGCTTCTTGATGAGATGATGTGGTGCGTTTGTATCAAACCAGACCCGCAGAGGCCGAATTACATTCGCGAAGATCTCATTGAGGAAGACATCGAGGAAATCGCGACTCGCCTCTATCTTCGATCGGAGGTGTTTCAGTTGATCACGGGTTTTTCCGTGACCGGCGGCCTATCGAGCGAAACTTCTTCGTCGGCGCCGGCTCATCCGTCTCCCTCATCGAATATCCCAACCTTCCCCGAACCATCGGTGCAGTTCTCTCGCTCGCAAAAGACAAAACGACCGCGCTGAGAGACCTTCAAGAGCACCTGTCCCTAGAAGATGTCTACGACATTTTGGAAGTCGCTGCGGTGGATTCCTACAATGCCGAATTGATCAGAGAAGCAGCGAAAAGAAAGGGGAGTTGATTTGGCGAACATCATCGACACCCTTTATGTTGCCGTAGGCCTCGATCCTTCTGCCTACAAGAAGGGCGCGAAGGAAATCCAGGAGACCGACAAAAAGACCACTGATCAGATGGTCAAAAGTGGCAAGATTGTCGAAGCTTCCGCCAAATCAACAGCGCAGGCGATTTCTTCTGTCACGCGATCTGTTCTGACGCTTTATGCCACATTTCTCGGTGCGCGCGGCATCAAGGAATTCATTGCTGACCTGAATACCGCTGATGCATCGCTCGGCCGCTTTGCAGCCAATCTTGGTCAATCGCCTCAGACTATTGCCGCTTGGGGTATGGCAACCGAGCGCATGGGTGGGTCTGCCGAAGCTACCGCTGGCTCATTTGAACGGATCGGCAAGGCCCTCTATGATCTGCACCGCAATGGTCAGTTGCTGCCGAAGGAATTCAGCCAGCTTCAGGCATTGACCGGCAAGCGTATCGATACAGAACATGGCGTCGACAAGTTCCTTCGGGACACTGCGTCTGCTCTGAAGGCCATGAACGGCATTGATCCGGCTCAAGCGCATTTCCTTGCGCAGGGAATGGGGATCGATGACGCCACCGCCAATGTGATGATCAAGTATGGTGACGCCATTGGCGCCTACCTTGATCAGATCAAGAAGCTTTCGCCATCGAATGATGCCATCAAGGCAGCCCAACAGCTTCAAGATCAGTGGGTCACTCTACAGCAGACGGCGGTCTCTCTCGCCAATACTGTGCTGGAGAAGCTTGGCCCGACAATGGCGAAACTGCTCAAGCAGATGACGGATTGGTTGGAAAAGAACCAAGACTGGCTCAGAAGCGGGATTGTCAAGGCTGTCGGAGACTTCTCCGACTATCTCGCGAAAGTGGATTGGAATGCGATCGGCCAGGGGCTTAAGGATTTCGGCAATGACGCAAAGCAGGTTGCGGATGCCATCGGCGGCATAACGACCGCAACAGAGGTTCTGTTTGCTCTGTGGGCCGGTAGCAAAGCCCTTGGGATGCTTGGTAGTCTGAGAACTGCATTGGGACCAAGTGCTGCCGCTACGCCATCCGCATCATCTGGGGGTGGGATGATGGGTGTCCTAGGAAAGATCTTCGCAGTCACCGGAGCAGCATATATGTTGACCGATACCGCGCCAGGACCAAGCCAAGCAAAAATCAACGCGGCCGAAAAGAACGCTTGGTACAATCGCGGGCCTGCCGCAAATTCATCTGGAAGCCCAGATGATCGGGATAGGGATCGCGTCGGCAGGGAAGGCAGTCTTAACGACTTCCTGAACCAGACTGTAGACGGCCGTCCGGTATCGAAGTCCAATCCGATGCCCGTCACCCTTGAACAGCAAGGATCTGGTGGCGGGTTTTGGCAGAGCGTCGGTAATTTCTTCGGTGGGCTGCTTGGCGGCGGCGGCAGCAATGACGCAGCGCCTTCAGGCGGTAAAACAACACCATTCGTGGGCAAAACCTTAGCGGCCGGAACGCCAAGTCTGACCGGCTCTAACGCGGATGTTGTTGCCTATATCCGTCAGGCCGCAATCAAACGTGGCATTGATCCGAACATTGCTCTTCGTGTTGCCAATCATGAAGGTCTTCGTGGATTTGATCCAACAAAAGTGGACCGGGGCGGTGATGGGAATTCGTCCTTCGGGCCATTCCAGCTCCATTATGGTGGTATCAATCCTCGGATGCCTCATGGTGGCCTTGGGGATGAGTTCACAAAGAAAACTGGCCTGGATGCTCGCAATTCCAGCACATGGAAACAGCAGATTGATTTCGCGCTGGATCAAGTTCGAAAGGGCGGCTGGGGGCCTTGGATGGGTGCTCGGGCCGAAGGAATCACTGGGAAAATGGGCGTTGGTCCATTCCCAGACACCGGGTATGTGGATTCTGTAATGTCGGGTGCGCGCGGCGCGGCACTGTCCAATATTCAGAACAACCATACCGCCACTACGTCGAGCACATCAAACGCTATGCATGTCGGTACGATCAATGTGAACGCGCCGCAGGCGACGGATTCGAAGGGCATAGCCTCAACGATCGCCGATAGCCTATTCCGCTCGACAGTTGCCGCCACTGCCAATTCAGGACCACAATAATGGTATTCCCGGTTAATGTTCCCAATGTGCCGGGAGTGCCGTCTGTGGTCTTCGCCGCGGCGGCTGGGCAACTTCTGAATTTCCTCACGGCCGATGCGGTTGGGTTATTCTTTGGAGCGCCTCTTCAGCAACCATGGGGGATCTATTCGGGCGGAACCCCTGTCATTCTCGCGGATAACGTGGTCAGGTTTGATTATCGACAGCAATGGGCAATTTCGGACTTTCCAGTCGAGCGCGGGGCATTCCAGAGCTTCGATAAAGTTCAGATCCCATTCGATGCCAGATTTCAGTTCTCAGCCGGCGGATCGGATGCAAACAAGCAGGCATTCATCGCTTCGATCCAGGCCGTGGCGGGTGATTTGAACCTCTACGATGTGGTGACACCGGATGCGATTTATCCTTCCGTCAACATCACAAATTGGAGCTATAGCCAGTCCGCTAACAATGGCGTCGGTCTGATCGTGGTGGATATTTGGACGTTCGAAGTTCGCGAGACCGTGAACGATATGCAATCTGCCACACAAAGCCCGACCTCGGCGTCCCAAGTCAACGGCGGCACTGTCCAGCCCGTAGCGGCAACGCCAACGCAAAACGCGGCACTCGACCGCATACACGCGAATAAGTGACTTATGCTGATCGTCCCATTACAGGCTATTCCAAACCAGACCGTGACAGTGACCTTGAACGGGCAGGTTTGCCAGATCGATGTTTATCAGACGATCGGCGGCCTATTCGTCGATCTTTATGTGAGCAACACATTGATCATTGGCGGGGTTATTGCCGAAACGAACAACAGGATCGTTCGATCGGCCTATCTCGGGTTTCAAGGCGATCTGGCCTTTATCGATGATCAGAGTGGAGATGAAGATCCATATTATACGGGTCTGGGGACGCGCTGGAACCTCGCATATCTCACGCCAGATGAATTGGCGGCGTGAGATTCAATCTCCGATCTTTCGCAATGCATCTTCTGCCATGATGCGCAAATCGCCGTAGCAGTGATCTTCGGCGTATCCGGAAGCGCGGCAGAAATGAACATAGGAATCGATTACTGGGGCGCAACTCGTGACGAGAACTGCGACTTCATCGCCTCCAAGCATTTTGATCTGATGAAGTTTTCCAGACTCCAGCTCGGCATTCGCCGCCGTGCAATTGGCGAAAGAGATCGCATTCCTCATCATTGCTTCGCTCGGTACCTGCGCATGAGCGTGGTCAACGCATGACGCCACGGCAAACAGAATGCCAAAGGCAAAAAGCGTCAGCATGAATTTGGTGAACCTCGGAAAGAGGATGACCAGAAATAGCAAAAATAGAGCGGGCACAAAGATCATGGCGAAAATGTGCGCCTGTTTATCTATTTCTGCAAGATGAGCGGAGATGAATGAATGTCATTTTCGCAAAAACTAATTAACGTCCAATTCGATCTTGCCAATGGTAGTTTCGGAAAAGGAAAGAATAACAGCGCCTTGGTGACTGGCGCTCGTGTGGCGTGTCACATTACGAACACAGGTGGCGCATCGCAAAGCTGGCTCGAGATGGCGATCTACGGGTTGCCAATGAGCCTTATGAACCAGTTATCGACGGTCGGCACACAAGCCTATAAGCTCTACCAGAATTCCGTCACGGTGGAAGCTGGTGATGCCTCTGGCATGACTTTGGTATTTGGCGGTCAAATCACCTCCGCATTCGTTGATGCGGAGGCCATGCCTGAAGTCTGCTTTCGGGTGATGGCAAGGCCAGGAGCTTTTCACGCGATAAAGCCTGCCACGCCTTTGAGTATCCGGGGCTCTGCTGATGTCGCAGGGATGATGCAGGGTCTCGCGACGCAGATGGGGTTCGCCTTCGAGAATGCCGGTGTCACGACGAAACTGGCAAACCCTTACTATGCGGGGACAGCTCTTCAGCAAGCTCTTGCGATCGCAAAGCACGCCGGTGTCGACATGATTATCGAACGAAACACAATGGCGATCGTGCCTCCAAGCTCTACGCGGGAAGGTGATGCCGTTCTGATTTCCGCTCAGACCGGGATGATTGGGTATCCAAGCTTCAACCAGGCGAATGTCTTGGTCAGGGCATTATTCAATCCGTCCGTCAAATATCTCGGCGCGATCGAAGTCAAAAGCGATCTGACTCCCGCTAATGGGAAATGGAAGGTCAACCGGCTGGAATATCAGCTTGAATCTATGGTGCCGCACGGTCGCTGGGAAATGGCGATGGAAGGCGTTCAGATCGGAGCCACGGTATCATGACGGCTCCGGAGGGCTTTTTCGGCCAACAAGGCATTACCGATAACACGGACCTTTACAATGCTATCAGGTTTCTGATTCAGCAGGAACTCTCTGAGGCGCGGACAGCATTGCCGGTGAAAATCATCGCCGTTCATGGTGGCGGGGTAGGGGCGGCTCCTACGGTTGATGTTCAGCCCATGGTCAATCAGATCGATGGGCAGGGCAATCAGACGCCTCATGGCATTATCTATGGTCTTCCCGTTTCTCGTAGCCAGGGTGGCGCCGCCGGCGTGATTATGGATCCGGTCATCGGTGATGTGGGCCATATTATCATCAGTGACCGGGATACTTCGTCTCTTCGCTCAAATGAGGGAGCGCAATCTAATCCCGGCTCCTTTCGGCGCAGCAATCTTTCGGATGGCGTCTATCACGGCGCGATGCTGAACGCAGTGACGCCAACCAGATACGTCAACCTGAATGGCCCCGGCATCCATATCGTGGATGAGTTTGGTAACAGCATTCAAACTGGCACCAATGGTGTGAATATCAACGGCCTGATTATTGATCGTAGCGGCAATCTGACCACTCCCGGCGGAGTCCAAGCGGGCACGGGCACGGGTGATAGCGTCACGCTGCAGCATCACAAGCATGGTGGCGGCCCACCGCCCGATCCAGGAACCTGACATGCAGACACTTCTTTTGGATGTGGTGACGTGGGATCTAGCCGTAGATACCGCGGGCAATATCGCTGTGGCCGGCAATCCTTATTCGCAGGCACAAGACGCTGCCAGTGCGATCCGGACGTTCGAAGGTGAAGTGTACTTCGATACAACCCTTGGGATTCCATACTTCACCGAAATCCTAGGCTATTCGCCGCCGATATCATTGATGAAGGCGCGCTTCAATGCTGCGGCCCTCACGGTTCCGGGGGTCACCAAGTCTCAGTCATTCATCACTTCTTGGAAAGACCGCGTGGTCTCGGGCCAAGTCCAGATCATGAACGATGACGGCCAAGTTTCGGCTACAGGGTTCTAATCACACATGACAACTTCTGTTCCTCAGCCGTCCTTCGGGCCGAACGGCTTCGTGATTCCGTCTGCATCTCAGGTGCTGACCGGCGTTACCGAAGACATCAATTCTGCATTCGGAGGGAATCTCAACCCGGCGCTCAATACGCCACAAGGTCAGCTCGCGTCTTCGGAAGCTGCGGTAGTCGATAATGTCAACCAGACCTTCCTATTCCTGACACAGCAATTCGATCCGGCCTATGCCTCTGGTCGATATCAGGATGCCTTAGCGCGGATATACTTCCTCGAGCGCAATCCGGCACAGCCGACCGTTGTTCAGGCATTGTGCACCGGCCTGCAAGGCGTGGTTATCCCGGTCGGGTCACTGGTGGTCGCTGCGGATGGCAATCAGTACATTTGCACGGAAGCTGGCACTATTCCGGCTTCTGGCAACATCACGTTGACCTTTGAATGCTCCGTTCCGGGTCCGATCTCTTGCCCTGAAGGTACGCTGAACCAGATCTATCGCAGCATCCCTGGCTGGGATTCGATCACCAACCCAGCGGATGGCGTGCTTGGGAACAATGTTGAAAGCCGGTCAGCCTTCGAAGCGCGGCGGGCAGCGTCCGTTGCTCTGAACTCCATTGGCTCGCTTCCGTCCGTGCTCGGCGCGGTCTTGGCAGTTCCGAATGTCATTGACGCGTTCGTCACAGAAAATTCGACGAATAGCCCTCAGACAATCGGCGGCGTCTCTGTCTACCCAAACTCCCTGTATGTTTCGGTAGTCGGCGGAGCTGCACAGGATATAGGGCAGGCCATTTGGTCAAAGAAGGCGCCGGGATGCGCCTATAACGGCAACACAAGCGTAACGGTCCTGGATACCAGCCCAGGATATGTGCCGCCATATCCGGCCTATACCGTGTCTTTCGAGGTTCCGCCGCCGCTTCCAATCCTGTTTGCGGTGAATATCGTCAACTCGACACTGGTGCCGGCGAATGCGGGGACGCTAATCCAGAATGCGATCATCAGTGCATTCTCCGGTGGCGATGGTGGTCCACGCGCCAAGATCGGCGGAACGTTGCTTGCCAGCCGGTTCTATGCGCCTGTGGCCGCTCTCGGGTCTTGGGCGCAGATCGTCTCGATTGAGATCGGCTCAGTCAACAATGCCTCGGCTTCTTTCACTGGATCCATCTCCGGAACGACGCTGACTGTGTCGGCCGTCAGTTCGGGAACGCTGGCGGTCGGTCAAACCATTTCGGATGTCACCGGAAATCTGATTGTGGGGACAACGATAACCGCGCTTGGTACGGGAACTGGCGGAACGGGAACCTATACGATCTCGGCCAGCCAGACCGTGGGTTCAGAGTCGATGCAATCCGCCATCGCGAACCTGTTTGAGATCGCAGTTCGCATCAATCAGGTACCGACGGTATCCGCCAACAACATCGTTGTGACGTTGATCTGATGACTGACGTTCCGTATCCACGCCCACCCGCTGGCATTCCCAACGGTATAGGGCAATTTGAGATCGGCGTCAGCCTGATCGGGACGCAACCCAGTTTTTCGGTCTGGGACACAGTAATCAGTCAATATGCAAATTCAAAAATATTGACGACGCTGATCACCAATCTCAACGACTACATCGACCAGACGCAGAATCTGGATGCTTTCTATGACGCCATTATGAACGTGGCTACCGCCCAAGGCGAAGGATTAAATATATGGGGCCGCATAGTAGGCGTAAATCGCGTCCTAAAGGTTCAGGTCGGCAACTGGTTTGGCTTCAATGAAGCATCTCCGGGGTCTTGGACTTTCGGACAGGGATCGTTCTATAGCGGCGCTTCGCTAACCAGCAACTTTTCGCTGTCAGATCAAGCCTATCGAACGCTGATTTATGCCAAGGCCGCGGCGAACATCACCGATGGCTCGATACCCGCCATCAACCATATTCTGATGATGCTCTTCCCCAATCGCGGGAATGCGTATGTCACCGAGGGATCGCATACCGGCGCATGGTTCGGATTTGCCGAATCCACCAATGCGCAGGGCTTCAATCAGGCATCGTTCTATAGCGGCTCTCCCATCGCAACGATGACCATGACTTACACCTTCGAGTTCCAGCTGTCTCCAGTGGAACTCGCCATTGTCCAGCAATCTGGTGTTTTGCCGAAGTCGACGGGTGTCGCAGCTTCGGTTGTCACCCTTTAGGGGCCATCAATGCAGCTTTCTCAAATTCCCAATAAGTTTGCGATCCCCTTCGCGAACAATGCGGGCGCTGGCTATATCCGCGCCATTCCGCAGGCATCGCAGATCGGGATCACGAACGGTGCCGCGTCACTCACCGACGGATTCCCGCCACTAAACTTCCTCCCAGTAGGCTCGGGTGGTGTTCCGCCTTTCGGGCAGGACATGAACGGCATCCTGAACCAGATTACTCTATGGGCGCAATGGCAAGCTGCTGGCGGTAGCGGCATCTTCGATTCTGCCTTCTCGACAGCCATCGGGGGATATCCGAGGGGGGCCACGCTTGAATCGACGACGGCCGGCCAATTCTGGGTCAGCTCGATCGACAACAACACGAACAATCCGGACTCCAATCCGACCGGATGGGTGCTGTTCCAAGGTACGGTTGCCTCGAAATCGCTGAACAATGTCGTTTCGTTCACGAATACGACGCGAGTATCCATGAGCACTTCGGGTACCGGCGTTACGGCAACACCCTGGAGCGGCTTCAACTACACCAAGCGCTCAGCCACCAGCAATATATTGGTCTGGAGCAATTTCCAGCTTTTGGTTCTGAATGCCCAATCGAACAATGGTCCAGCAATAGGCCGGATGACTATCGGCTCTACGAACGCCGACTTTGGCCCGAGCACCGCCTATACTCAAACGGCGACTGGAGCGCCAGGATCGATTGGTGGAGCATCGACACCGTCACTTATTTTGACCGGCATTTCGGCCGGCACGCTGGCATGTTCTCTATCTTTCCTTCGGAACGATGCCTTGGCGTGGGTTGGCATTTTTAACCCAACCAACTCTGACCTATCTGGCCTTCCGACTACGAACAAAGCAACTCTGATTTTCGGAGAAATTGAACCATGAAACTGAATGGGACCGATTGGGACGATGCAATCTTGCACGCTCTCGGCGCTACGATGGTGTCGGAAATACGGGATGAGAATGATGCCATCACCGGATATGAAGTCGAGCCAGATATCGATGTCAGCTCCTATCAGGAACGAGCGCTATCAATGGCAAAAGCCGACCGCATCGATATCCTTAATGGTGCGTGTGCCGCGGCCATCCTTGGCGGGTTTCAGTCGTCCGCGCTTGGCTCCTCCTATAGCTATCCTAGCGCAATCAAGGATCAGATCAATCTTATGGGATCGGTCACTGATAGCCTGCTGCCAGATCTACCCAATGGATGGACGACGCCATTTTGGTGCGCCGATAAGGACGGCATTTGGGCATTCCGCTCTCACGATGGCGTCCAGATCCAACAGGCTGGAGCAGACGGGAAGGCGCACGTCATCGATTGCCAAAAAAAACTGGCTCAACTGACAGATGCAGTTAACGCATCCGCTTCGCTCGATGCCGTTGCGGCAATCATTTGGGCTTGAGGACCATTCAATGAAGTTTATTTCCCGCCTCATCGCCTTGGCGATGCTGCTGCCAACGATTGCTTTTGCTCAGTCGAGTCCCAATCTCAGCTATGGTCAGGTGCCCACTGCAGGGCAATGGAATGGCTATTTTGCTTCGAAGCAAGACTATCTCGGCTATACCCCTCTAAATCAAGCCGGGGGCACGATGCTCGGCAAGTTAACGACGGCCGCGTCAACGACTCAATCTGCCGGCTTTAGTTTTCTGCAGGGTGTAGCCCCAGCGTCGCCCAATAACGGCGATATTTGGCTGACCTCAACGGGGCTCTATTATCAGGCTGGGAATATCACGTTCGGCCCTATTGGTGCGGGTACCATCACCGGCCCCGCCACCACGGCAGTAGGCAACATTGCCAAGTGGGGGAATACCAGCGGCACTGCACTTATCGATGGCGGCGCGCTTGGCACTGCCGCAGGCCAGAATACCGGGACGAGCGGACCGAATGTTCCCCTGCTAAACGGGACGAATACATGGAGTGCCCCCCAGTCTTTCAGCAGCGTGACGGTCGGCGGTGTGACGCAGGTGTTTCCGACCTCTGGAAATATCGTTGGAGGTCCGGCAACGTCTAACGTCGGTGATCTAGCGTGTTGGGCGAATGGCACCGGGTCTCTGCTTACGGGATGCCAATATCTGAATGGATTGCCAAATGCGGTGTCCCGCACGATCACGTCACGATTGCAAGATGTAAAAGACGCGGGAGATTGGGGAGTTAGCACCGCAAACGCGGATAATAGTACGCAACTAAATCAAGCTATTAGCGATATTTCTGCTGCTGGTGGCGGCACGTTGCGCCTTCCGAATGGGGTGGTTTTCGCTCAAAACGTCGTCATCAAAAATGGCGTCTATTTGCGCGGCGGCGGGATGAATACGACATTCATCAAACAGAAAAATGGCGCCAACGCATCAACCGTCATCGCTGATGGCAATGGCTCCCTGTTCGGGACCATCCCAGCAAATCCGATTGGCCAGGGAACCCATGATTTCGGGCTGTTCGATCTGACTATCGACGGCAACATGGCGAATAATACCACGACAGCCGGCAATAGCTGTTTTTCGTTTTGGGGTTATCGCGAAATCATCCAGAATGTCGGCATTGATAATTGCCCTGGCACGGCCTGGAAATCGGAGTGGACCGATGCCAACACCGCAATGGAAGGATATGTCAACAATCTTACAATTGATACATGTTCTTATGATGGGATGGACTTCGGTGGCCCGCATGATAGCCGCCATAGCAATATCATCGTAAAAGATTGCGGCAGAGCGGCATCAAATACCTATTCTGGCGTTCGCACGTATGGCGCAGCGGGTGGCGCAAACTCATTTGCTGAATGGAGCAATTTGCACCCGTGGGTTTCGACACTGCCAGCGGCAGGATATAAATATGCGTTGTTCGTAGATACGGGTGGCACTGGCAACTTTATTCAATCTCAATTTGAGGGTGCGATCTCAAACGCTGTTCGATTGCAGGGCTATGCAGGCGGTACCGTCATCAATGACAGCATGATTTTTGCGATAGCTACCGGCCCGCTTATTAGCATTTGTTCGGCGCAAAATCTGATCACGAATGTCAATTTGTCGAACACCCTCCAGGCGTCGCCAGTTGGAGTCGTCTTTGACAATTCAGGCGCGTGCAATCCGTCATCGAATACCATTAGCATGGTAGAAAATAACTTGACGGGTGGCGCAATTAATTTTGCGCAATCAGGCGGATTGAATCAGGTTTCCGTTCGCGGGTATCAATCAAGTGGATCGGCTGTTCTGGGGACATATTTTTCTGAATTGTTGTTGGACAGCGCTGTTGCGCCATTGGGGAATATTTACTTCTCCAACGGGGTAACTCTATCAAACTCCACTCAGAAACCAGCCGTTGCGAGTGGGTTTTGCACGTCACCGACCATTAACGGCAACAACGTCGCCGGATTCATTCTGGGTGTAGGGACTGGGTGCTCAACGGGAACAGGAACGATTACGCTCCCAGCGGCACCCACAGTTTGGCAATGTGCTGCCAGCGATCTTGCTACGTCCGGAGCATATACGGTGAAACAAACGGCATTCAGCACGACAAGCGCAACATTCGCCAATTTTGCGCAATCGACCGGCGCAGCGGCGAATTTCAATTCGTCTTCTTTTATTGAAATTTCCTGCCGCGCATATTGAGTTGCGCGGCAGTCCAAACAAAGAAAGTAAGGTGAACGGCAACACCTAGTGGCTAATTGTCAATTCCGTCAACCCGAGTATTGGTCGCATGGACGTCGAACCATTCATTTTCGGGGCCTATATACGAATACGATGAATCTCTGATTGTAGACGTGAAAATGCTATATGCCTCTTGGAACGGCAGCCAAGCTCCAGGAAGCTCTAACCCGAATAGACCGGTATCTCGGCCACTAAACCATCTTTCTACATAGGTCCCCTCACGCGCAGGTGACGGCGCGGGGTTCATGGAGGATTTATTGCCTTGTGGAACGATCTTGAATCGGTCGTATCCCAGGTCCCTAAGATCCTCTATGCACTTGGCACCATATTCCTCTACCGAGACGAAAGCGGGAAGAACGTCGGCAGAAGCGAGAGAGCTGATGGCGATCTTATCGGCACCTTCAATATCAACTTTTAGGTAATATGGCGTTCCGTGCTCTGCCAAAAGCATTGGCAAAGTAATGCAATCGATTTCTACCTCTTCGTATCTGGTCCCCCCTCTGGTACCGTAGCCAGCGTCGAAAGAACTCCAGTGGTCATTATCCAAGTTCTTGTAGAACGTTAGCTTGTTTTGGCTGTCCCAAATTCCAACATTAAGGATAACGAGTTTCCCAGTTTCTATCCAATTGGAAAACTCTTTTATCATCTTTGAATAGATGACCGGATTTGCTTCAACGGCGACAACTCTGAAACCTTTTTCCAAATAGAAGAGGGAATCTTCGCCATGATTCATTCCGAGATCATAAATTAGATTTCTATCGAAACTGCTAAATAACATAGAGTGATTCAGTCTCATAAATTCTTCTTTATGTTGGCCATCTGCCATCTGATAACTTTCAATTTCCGGAACTATTCGCCGTCTCATTTGTGGCGATCATTCGTCTCAAAATTGGCATAGCGGCATCTCTTATTGCGTGTTTTAAATAAGAGTCGAGGCCGTCTCCTGGTTTGATTGTAACGGAAATTGTGCCTTGTGGGGCGCTTCGGTCATATGCAGAAATTTTGGTGCCGGTAGGACGATGGATAATCGTGATATCGTCTAACGCATCGAATTGGTCTTCAGTAACGACTTTCACGGATCCCTCACTTGGATTCTAAAGACATTTCTTCGGCACAATCAATCGACCCGACCGATTAAAGTCAAGCCGCGTTCTCAGTCATTCAAATCCAGGCGTCCTTCGGGGCGCCTTTTTCATTGGAGCAATCAAATGCGTCTCTCTCCCAGCGGCGCGGCCGATATTCGGCTGCACGAAGGCTTCTCTGCGTCTTGGTATGCCGATCCGGGCGGCGTGGGGACGATTGGTACCGGCTTCACATGGGCATCGGCTGCCTTCCGTGAATGGTGGAGCAAGAACCGCCCCGGTCAGAAGTTCGGCCCCGGCGCGACGATAACGAAGGCGGAATCCGACGCCGTTCTACAGCTCGTCTCAGACGAGGAGTATGGCGCCGCGGTCGATCGCTTCCTCACGGGCCGCATGACGCCTCAGACCGTATTCGATGGCGCAACATCGGTCGTGTTCAATTGTGGAGCAGGGGCTCTCGCCTGGACATGGGCGACGGCGATCAAGGCGGCCGAGTATGATCTCGCCGGCACGAGATTGCTGACAACCGCGGTAACACAGAACGGAAGGGTTCTTGCGGGTCTGGTCGCGCGCCGGAAGGATGAGGCTAGGCTGATCTCCCAAGGCATCTATGCCAGCGGCGGGATAGGGGCAAACATGCCGGATCCCGCAATGGCCGATGGCATCCTCGAGCGCGGTGAACGCGGCGCTTCCGTCCTGCAACTTCAACAGCGCCTCGTCGCCGCCGGCTACAAGCCCGGCAATCCGGATGGCATCTTCGGCTATGGCACCCAATCAGCCGTTCTGGCCTTCCAACGCGCGTCGGGGCTTTCTGCAGACGGCATCGCCGGCCCGAAGACGCTCGCAGCTCTAGCAGCTTGATACCGGCCGTGCGGCTCGCGGCAAAAGCCCCCTCAACATCAAAGGACAATCCAATGCGCATGTTTAGCTTGGTGGCAGTAGCCGCCATGACGGTCTCGCTTGCCTCGTGCGGCGCTCTTCAGAAAATCAACAATTTCTCGATCAACCAGACGACGATCGATAAAGCCATGTCTGGCTATGACACCTTGTTCCTGGCCCCGGCCAAGAACTATCGAGCCCTCTATGACAAGAATCCGTGCCTCGGCTCGGACAAAGTGACGAACGCAAACGGTCTCTGCGCCCAAAAGGTCATCGTTCAGAAACTGCAAGCTGCTGATCAGGCCGTAGAGACGGCCCTGAAGAGCATTCAAGATCAGCTCAACGTCTGCACGGCTGCGGGCCAGACTTCCTGCTCTGGCATTTCAGCCGCCTATGACACCCTCAAATCCGCAATCAGTGCTGCCGAACAGATCGCAGCCACAAACGGAGTAAAGTAAATGGTCACTGCTGACGCAATCCTCGCCGACCTTCAGATCGTCGGTTCGGCACTCGCCCTCCTTCAGGCACTCGGTCAGGACATTGGGCCGGCCATTGGTGCTTTCTATCAGCTCGTCTTCATGAAGCAGCCGTTGACCGATGCACAGCGCACAGCCCTCCAGTCGAGCCATCAGGCGCTTTCGGCGGCTCTTCAGGCCCCTTTGGCATAAAGCGGTCACCTGCCGCGCCATACCCGAAAGGATTCAACCAAATGGCCGATATCCAAACCCAGATCAAATCGCAGATGGCGGCTGCTGTGGCCGCTACTGTGGTTGATCCTAATGTTCAGGCCGAGAAGTCTTCGATTCCGGCTTTGATCGAGGCGCTCACTCCAGTTGCCGAATCTGTCGCCAATTCCATCCTGCATTCGACCAACAACGAGCCGTGGTGGCAGTCCCGCATCATCTGGGGCCAGATCATCACGGCAGCCGGTCTCGCTGCTGCCGGTTTCGGTGTGACCGTGAACGCTAGCACTCAAGAGCTGCTTGTCTCCCTAGCCGTCCCACTCGCCGGCATTGCCGTCACGCTCTACGGACGCCTAAGGGCGAAGAAGCCAATAGGCTCGTGATCGCTCGCCTTCAGATTCTCGGCTTCATCATCTCCATAGCCACGCTGGGAGCTTTCCTGCTCTTGGCGTGGTCGAGCGTCCCTTGAGGGACATCTTCATACATTCAATCAAGGGCGCGGCGGATGAATGTCTCATTGACTTGGGAAAATCTATGGATGGTGGCCGGAGGGATTGTTACCATCATCGTTACGGCTTTTGCGGTTTGGAAGTTCTTCCGGGCAGAAGTCGAGAAGGTCGAGACAAAAGTTGCGGCCACCACCAAAGAACTCGCCGATTATAAAACTCACGTGGCCGAGACCTACATATCGAAGGCTGGCCACCGAGAAACCACGGATCAGGTTCTCCGGGCGATCGAGGGGCTCGGCGGCCGGATCGATAGCCTATTCCAAAGCCTGCCATCTTCCCGCCGTTCCCGCGGTTCTCAGGAGTAACGGCACATGCCAACACCCCCATTGACAGACGAAGACTGCCTTTATGCAATTGCGCTCATGCATGAGCATAAAACGATCCGAGCCGCTTCCATCGCCTCAGGCCATGATTGGCACTGGATAAAGCGGCGACTGCAGAAGGCCAAGAAACGAGGCCTGAAAAAGGATAGTCCGGCGCCTTCGCACCCAGAACCTTCACGCACCGAGCTTCGGGACGCCGCTTTTTGGCGCAAGAAACATACGGCTTCGGAGAGGGAGCTTGCGGATGCCGAGCATCTTGTCTCCGAGCTTTCCGGCATCCGCGGCGTTCCCTTCACCATTCCGGACTGGATACTGGACACGCGCACCAGTCGGCGCGGCAAGAGTGTAATCGGAGCGCTGGTTTCAGACATCCACATGGGTGAGGTCATATCCGCCGCGGAAATCCTCGGGATCAATGCCTTCAACCCAGAAATTTGCCGTCAGAGGCTGCGCCGCTATTTCGCTGCGGTATGTACCATCGGTCAACGATGGGCCTCCGATACGGATTGTGAGGGCGTTCTGCTTGCCCTGGCGGGGGATCTGATCAGCGGCGATATCCATGACGAACTGAAAATGACGAACGCTCTCACTTCGCATGAGCAGTGCCTCGCGGTTGCTGAAGAATGCGTGGCGGGGATACGCCATCTCAGGGACACCTATGGCCGCGTCCATGTGGTGGGAGTGCCTGGAAATCACGGACGCACCACACATAAGCCGACGGCGAAGCTCTATGCTCGCCTGTCCTATGACAGCCTGATCGTTTCTATGGTGGCTCAGCGCTTCGAGGGAGACGATAGGGTCACATTCCAGCAAAGCGATGCAAAAGACCAAATCACGCCGGTTTTCGGCAGAACCGTCTTCTCGAGCCACGGCGACAAGATTGGCACGAAAGGTGGTATGGGTTTTGCTGGCCCAATGCTCCCAATCGTTCGCGGGTCAAAGAAGATCGATGCACAACAAGCAAGCATCGGCCGGAAGCCTGATCTGATCCAATTCGGCCATTATCACGTAAGTGGCAACCCTGGACACGTCCTCGCAAATGGAAGCGTACCCGGTTATTCCGAATATGCCGATGACCTCCGCGCCGTTGTCGAGCCGCCCCAGCAATGGATGTATTTGCTTCATTCTCGTTGGTGGCTCAGGGAGCGGATGCCTGTTCAGCTCGAAGACCCGCAGACGCCACCTAAGCCCATCGTAAGGGTGCCGGCCGGCTGGCATACGACATGAGGCCGCGCCTCGGCGCGCTCCTCACATTTCTTTTCCTATGTCTCGTTCTCATCATTCTGCGCAAAGGGCCATCGTCTCATGCAAAAGACGCCAGACGAAGACCCTCCCGAGATTAAGATCATCGTCCGGAAGGACGGCAAGAAACCCATCTATGAGTTCCGGATCGGCAATCTATCCTATGGCAAAGTACCGGCCCAATGGATAGTGGAAGCTATTCGCGAGCTTGCCGGCGCTCTCAGGTGGGAGCAATGATCGGCAATCGCTCTTGCCCCGCCTGTCATGGTAGCGGCCTAGTCCGCACGTCCAACGGTGACCGCTATAGGATCACCGTATGCAATCTTCCGCCCAAGGAAGACGCCACGAAGCCCGCGATCAAATCGCCCCGCCTCTAGGCTTCAGCAAAATCCCCCCTAATCCTCCCGTCTCCTTGCCTTCCTGAAGTGCTGCGTCGAGCATCGCTTGGAAAATTCCTGCCACTTCATTTTCCGTCAGGTCGATATCATCCCTATTGCTTTGGAGGAGTCCGGCGGCAACCATCAAGGCCGTAGGCTCTCGTATCGCCTCAATGGCAGCTCTAGCGCGCTCTTCCATGACTACCATAGTCAGGGCTTGGGTTTCGCCCACATCACGGGGAAATCTGCGAACCACAACGATTTCAGGCTCTCCATCGATCCCGTAGCGGCAAATCTCTATTGGAAATCCGTCGGCCTTGTCGGAAGACCAATCGTTGATTCTGGACCAAAGTGCCACATTCGATATAGCCCATCCGACTTTCTCAATCATCTGCATTTCCGTTCTCCTAGAACATTGCGGAACACGCAATTAAATGCGTCCTGAATTTCGCTTAGGCTTTCGCCACGGGCCTTCTTTCGCCGCTTCAATTTCCGCAATGCTAAGCTTCTTAACGGTCGATATCTCTGGCAGAGTGGATATTGCTGCAATGGAGACAAATGCTTTCAGTGCGCCTTCGAATTTAAACCATTCGCCTTTGACGCGCAGGCTGGAAAAGATTTTGTGAAAGTATGCTTCTGTGTTTTTGGTGCCCGGTATTGTGGCCAATAATTCAGATGGCTCTGGAAATCCAACTTCAAGATTTTTAATTCTAGACAGCAGGCCGCCCGAATATCCTATCTTTACGAAATCGCCCATTTTTATAAAATAGACGTGCCCAGTTTGGGCTTCGAAATCCACTTCGCTCTGCAAGACGCTTTCGATAATTTCCTTTTTGGCCTTTAGTCTTTTTGACTTGATTTTTGGATTATTTTCAATTTCCTGAAGTCGATCATAGACGTATCCCAT